AGTTACCTGATAGGCACCGACATAGAGGAAGGGGCGATAGGTGCCATCCGCCTTCAGGAATGCGGTATGCGGACTCCAGCCATCCTGCGTCCATAGACCCCGACGGATCTGCCAGTTGTGGGTGTTGGAAGCATAGGAATAGCAGACACTGAATACCGGAATCTCCACCATTACCTGACCATCAGCACCTGTCAGGGTGGCGCTTTGGGTGCCTGGAGCGGGAGATGCAGTTGTCATTCTGGCAACACATTCCCACAGTGAACCGTTGTGAATAACACGGTCGCCTTGGAGATACGGACCCGGCAACCAGTTCGGGATACCTAGTCGCAGTTCACTGCTGGGTGACTCAGAAAGAGTGCCGGTGTAGTCAACCGAGATTGATTGAGATTCAACAATCCTCAACCAGTCTCCTGCTTTTTTAGTGGAATCGTCAGCATCCAGATAGTAATTAACCGTGCCGTTATCCAACAGCAGACAGCGGCGCATGCATGACTGAACATCCAGTGGGGAAAAAGCATTGCTATAGGTGTCTGCGGATTCATTCCACGACAGCGATGCCAGGGCAAATCTGGGCTGGGGAACCCGTACTCGCGGAGGGGCCAGTAGCGCCCCGCCATATCGCGTCAGGATGCTCATCAGTTCTGCACCACCGACAGTTCGATGTAGTGCTGCTCACCAGATGCGGGCGTGTACGCAGCGGTCGCCGTCAGCAGGCCGAACAGACTGGTGCCAGCCGCCACGAACGGCAGATTGATAAACGTGACCAGCGAACTGGTGCTGTCGCTGCCCGTGCCCTGGGTGGTGTGGGTGAAATCGACGAACCCGATGCGGTTGGCGCGGTTGGCCCACAGCAGAGGGAATTGCGCGTTGTCGTTCACAGCCGTAGCAGTGGAGCGGTAAATCCATAACCGGAAGCTGGCGTTGGTGGTGGCTGTGCTGTTCTTGATGTGCCGGGCCGACAGAATCAGGCCGCTGCCACCCGACACCCGAGCCGCATTCGTGAACTCCAGAATGGTCGGTGCGCTGGTGCTGTTCGTCACCGCATCGTTGGCGGCGTACTGGGTGGTGTCCGCCGGGCGGGTGAAGGTGGTGCTGGTTGCCACCTGAAAGCCGATAGCAGACAGGGTGCCGCTGACCGGGACGGGATCTGCCCGCAGTTGCTCATCGGTCAACGGGTCGGTCGCATTCATGGTGTAGGACATCGGCAATCCTCCCTTACGTTTGAAGTATAGGCGCAGAATTCTTCATCGAGACCAGAGGCGCTGCTGTCTGATTCGGGTCAGGATGCTATCAGGATCTGTCTCGCCATCCAACCAAAACTGGCGGATGCGCTTCCACTCGGTCTCGGCCAGTGGCTGGTCCAGGCCACGGAGGATACTCTGGACTAAGATGAGAAACTTATCAGGCTCTGGCAGCATCAATCCGCCCCCAAATAGCGATCGCGTTTGTCCTCGGGGATGGGCCAGCGATACTCAGGCCCGCACCACGATTTGCAGGTGTGGTCAGGCTCCACTGGCTTGACCCAGTAGATGCAGGTGTTGCCGCTGTACAGCTCGTAGTACCACCGGCAGGACCAGCAAACCCTAGGTTTCTGGGCTGATGGGGTTTTTGCCATCGTCCAGCTCCCTTATCAGCCCCTTCAGGTTGCGGTAGCGTCTTTTGATGCGCCGAAAAGCCTCTTGGGGGCTGATTTTCCCGCCCATCTCTAGCGCCACTGCCAGCCCCACATCCTCAGCGAAATAGCGGAGCTGGTCATCAATCGTTGGCACGGGGTGTTCCTCCAAATACGTCTGTGATTAGGAACTTGATCATCGATTGGCGAGCCTCGCACAGGACGCTGGCCTTGTACGCCAGCTCCTCCAGCTCCTTTCTGGGCATGTGGGGCAATTCCCGCCGAATTTTCTCCAGCATCAGCCGCTGCTCAACCGATAGCTCAAATGCGCTGGGGTCTAGGTGCGGGAGCATCTAAATGTCCTCCTGGCGGCAGGATTGATCATCGGGATTGGCCGCACAATAATTGTTCCGGCGGTTCCGTGCGTTGCGGTATTCCCACTCCATCTGGAGGCGGTACAACAACCGCCGCAGCCGCTCCAGCTCGTCGTGGTCATGGTTGCTGATGGTGGTGAGTTGCTCCAACTCTCGGATCTGATCCCTGAGGTCAACTATCACCAGCGTCAGGGCGCTTTGGGGGTCAGCGAACATGCTAATACTCCATCCATCGACGAATTCTTTCAGCCCGCTCTGATACAAAAAAGGACTGGCTGCTGTACCACGTCAGCCAATCCGTTGTAGAGCGTTTCATGTTGCAGCGTTTACAGGCTGGAATCAGGTTCCGGCGAACAAACTGACCTCCGTGAGCCCTGGGTTTCAGGTGGTCGAGGGTGTCAGCTCCACTCCGTCCGCAGTAGGCACAGCAGCCCTCCCATGCCTGGAATATGTCGAGTCGGAACTGCCTCTTGGCTCGGGCTGATTGCAGACATCGAAGCTGGCCGAGCAGGTCGTTCGGTTCGTTCGCTGGCAGGAACATTGAGTTTCCTCAGCTCTGGCTCAATAGTAGCCCAGCCACGAAAAAGCCGCCCGCAATACGAACGACTTTAGAGAGCTAGAGGAGGTAAAGATCCGGTAAGACCGGCATTCAAATAATAACCAAGAAAAAGGGGGGAGGCCATGACCAAACCTCCCCGCCCTCACCATGCTTGGGTATCGTTATTGTTCCCGGTCAGACCGCAGAATAGCGAACGCGCCGGTACTCAATGCCGTCAGGAGTGTGAACGCATCCTTTTGGAGGGATGGGCTGGTAAAGAGTGCCACTATACAGAAGATTCCCGATACCCAGATGGTGACCCATGCCGGAAGATTGGTGTTCTTCATGGTTTGAGAAAGGGCCAACAAATGGCAACTACTAAAAAGATGCCGATTAGTACCAGCCCCACAAACCCGTAGCCGATCAGGTTCTCTAGCGCCTCACACATGCCATTACCTTTGTAGATGCAATTCACCGAGGGCTGATGGTCTGGTATTCCGCAGCGTTGCCAACTTCGACAGCTCCTTGATGACAGCCTGGAAGGCGGGGTCATTGACGGTGGATTCACAGGGACAGGCATTGCGGCAGTAATGCAATCCGATTACCCCTACCTCTACCTGGGTTCCAGCCATCAGGGTGATGTTGCGGAGGCACTTGATTTCTCTGACCTCCATATAGGTTTTGCAGCCCGTTGATAAATTCTCGTCGGTGATGTCAAACGAATGGATGCCAGTATTGCTGGACCATAAGTGCCTGAGTTCAAAAATTTCAGAAACAGGAATGGTGCGCAAATACTCCCCGACTTGTGAAACGCCAGGGCCAAAATAACCAGCAATGATTTGCAGCTTCGACAGATGAAAACCGCTAGAGTCGAGATGGCCGTTGTGATACAGCCCGAGCAGTACACGATCAGCGCCACTGATTAGGGCCAATTGGGCGAGTAATTCTCTCGCTCTGGCCATCTCCTTGGGGAGCAATAGTGAGGGTCTGGAGAGTTCCCGTAGTTGGGCTCCGACCTTGCGCAGGCGACGGAGCAGATAGGCAGCGAACACGGAGACGCCGACTCCCAAAGCCCCCACCAGATCCGTTGCGTCCAGGGAGATGGCGATGACGGGATGATCCGGGGGCTGGGAGGTGGTGCTATTTGAGTTCGGGGACATGCGGTTTCAGCACCTCCAGCAATTCGTTGATTGTGATGTCGCCGAGGGTGCCGACCTTGCGTAGAGCCGCAGCCCCACTGACGAGTTTGTCTAGGGTATTGTCCTGCGTCAGGCCGGAAATAATCTCCAGCACATCACTACTTTGGAAGCCATTGTCCAGGGGGTCCAGCACCTTCTCCAGGGCAAAAGCTCCATCCAGAATCTGAGCCAGGGCAATCGAAGCAGCAGATTTGAGCATATCAATACAACCAAACAACTTTTGAACCGCGATCATCCAGATGGACAAAGCCCTTGCCAGATGAAACACCTTTGCCGATGCCGCCAAATTCCCAGTGCGTCAGACAGAAGTCCTCAAACTGTTTGGCGCGACCATCTGCCGGATACAGGTCGGTAGCACCACCGTTTAGGTGCTGCGAGTTAGGGACACCGCCCACGATGGCATTGGTGTGGGGATCGCGATACCAGCTCGTCACAATCAGCGGCCCGCCCCACAGGTCACGCAGCGCATCCAGATGAAGCGCCTGCTGACGAATCCGGCCCAGGATGGTGGTGTCATCCGTGATGCGATTCTGGTCCCACTGCCAGACTTCGCCCCAGGAGAAATAGCGGGATACGGCGGCACTGAAGTCTCGGTGGTTCGTCTGTTTTGACTGAGGGGCATCAGCTCCCCAGGGGCTCCAGTGGGCCGCATAGAGGAACCAATTCCCAGCCTCAAAATCCAGCGAAACCTGTAGGTGGGAGCGGTCCATCGGCGCTTCTTTCCACCACACCAGCTTCAGCTCTGTTCCGGCGGGACACAGTTTTTTCTGGTCTTCGCGGAGTGCGCTGGCTTGGATGGCGCTCTTCTTGAGCCACGTTGCCTGACGGGCAGTGATGAGCAGGGGGGCGGGCTTGGGGGGCATGGTAGCTCCTTTCCATAGATCGCCTTCGGCGCGGCGGCGACGGGCCAGCCCCACCTCGAACTCGGTGCCGGGATTGCGATAGAGGAGCATGGTGTTTGCCACCGAGCCCCATTGTCTGTCGCGCAAGAGTCGGGTGATGGTCTCGAAGCCAGCAGCCCCGCAGAATCCCGCACCCAGGTTGTAGGCAAAACTCGCCAGGGCAGCTTGCTGGTTGGGGGCCATTTCTGCCCAATAGGGGACGCGCTGGCTCAAACTTTGGAGAATGTTTTGAACCTCAGCCTCCAGCCACTGATCGGCCTGTTGCTGGGTACAGGTGTCGCCGAGTCTGACGCCCTGGGTTCGGCCCCAGCCGATTGTGGGGACGCCCGCCGGACACCGATAGGCCGATAGCCGACAGCCTTCAAATTCTTTGATGAGCGGGAGCGCCAGTTCCAATGCGGTGGACATAAAAAACCCGGCTATCTTCTTCAAGCGTAGCCGGGGGATCGTTTATTATTCCTGTTTTCAGACCGGCTCCAGATTTTCTTCGGGGAAGGTCAGAACCAACAGTTCTCCCAGATTGCAGGACTCCACCAGCCCCACCAGCTCATCCTGCTGTTCCTGGGTAAGGGCATAGTCACCCGTGAGCATAGCAAGTAGTGCAGAGAAAGACGCTTGGATTGCTTGGACGTTGACGATACCCTGACGGGCCAGACCAAGCGACGCAGCACAGTCCGTATAGGCGACGTTCACCATCAGGCTGGATGCAGCAGCAGCACGAGCAACAGCAAACGCCCCACTGACCAGCAGGCCATCGTAGAACGCCGCCCAGTCGGGCTGGGGCTCAGGGACGGGTGCAGGCTCGGGGGTGTTGCCCGCATCTAGCCATGCTTGATATTCGATGAAATCAGAATTGGCTGGGTCTGCGGGGATGAAAGCGCCATCCGAGAGTCGAAGGACAGCAGCCGATGCGGTTAGTCTGTACATCTTTACAACTCAGCAATTGCGTTGAACGTGGAACTCAATGTTGCCGCTCCAATATTGATACCTGGGGCATACACAAAAACGCTCTGGAATCCAGATGAACCTAGGACAGTTGTTCCCACATTCGAGTTTGATGTTGCCGTCTGTGTCAGTGTTGGCGTCGCTCGCATCGGTGCAGGTAGCGTCACACTGACACCAAGAGAGCCGCCGCTTGCAATGTAGCCCAATTGATAGGCCAGCAGACCGACAGCAGCGTACCGCTGGCACAGCATCAGCTCCAGCCCATAACTCCTCCGCTCAAACGGAGTCGCCACGGTCCCAGCCTCCAGTTGCACATCACCAATCGTCCAAGTGCCCGAGGTCTGAGCACCGACTGACAGCACAATCTCAATGCCGGTCGTGGCAGCAGCAGGAACAGCAATCTGTGCGCTGTACCGCGTCACCGTGCTGTTGACGGTCCACGTTCCAGTAGCGATTTGTGTCCGAGTGGGACTAGCTAGAGTGCCGAAGGTGTCTGCCGTGTCGGCATAGTAGGCAGTCCATGTGACCGTGGTCAGCAGGCTATTAGCAAGGTCTGCCGATAGGGTAGCGGTTGTGCCTGCCAAATCGGCACTGTTCAGTTGCTCGATGCGCTGGGCGAAGGCGATGGCTGTGACGCTGGCAGCACCTGTGAAACGGTAGCGAAACGTCCCCGTTACAGCCCCCGTGACCCGCTGCCCGGCGACGTTTGCCCCGGTGCAGTAGGCGTACCAGCGGTCAACGGTGTAGGCGAGGGCTGCCCCGGCGGTGATGGTCTGGGCAGCACCGGCATTGCGCTGGTCGATCATCATCGAGCCATTGATGATGCGATTGCGGGTGCCTGCAATGGAACCACTATTGACCGAGACGAGGGCACCCCAAGCAGTTCCATAACCCTCAAATTGGTTCAGTGTGCTGTTGTACCGAATCATCCCAGCACTGGGACTACCGGGCCTTTGCGCTGTGGTGCCTGCTGCTAATTTGATGGCGTCTGTGCTGGTCACGTCCAGGCGGCAGGATGGACTCGCTGTGCCAATCCCCACATTCCCGTTAGCAACCACCGTGAGTCGTTGAGATCCCCCCGTAGCTATGGAAAGTTGGTCAGCACCAGGTGAATAGATGCCAGTATTGAGGTCTCCCGTCAGCGTTAGGGTCGGTGCGGCGGCTGTACCTAGAGAACCTAGGATGATTTGACCGTTAGCATCCAGCCGGAGTCGCTCTGTGGGAGTGCTGGCACCATCTGCCGTGGTGGAGAACACCAACCTCCCCGGCATATCATCCGCACCGGGGGTCGTGTCAACAACGACACTAATTGAAGCCGCCTCAACAAATTGAGTGCCATCAGATCCCTGGAATGAAATTGACCCTAGGGAATCGCCGGACTGGACAACGGTAGTGGCACCAACCGCCGTGCCTCGGGTTTTACCTAATACCAGGGCACCCCCGCCGGTGTCGTTTGAGTTACGGAACAGAGCCCCAATTGAGGTGCTGGTGGTTGTCCCCTCCACCTGTAGAGCGGCAGTTGTAGAGGTGTTATACAGGTTGGCGCGGGCGTCGGTGCCCCCAACCAATACACGCCCAGAGCCATCGACCAGAGCGCGGTGAACCCCTCCCGTGGAGAGACCGAGGGTGTTATCGGCTACGCGATAGAAACCAGTGTCAGGGTCCGTATCAAACGCCAGACCGGGTGCTGCTGCCGTTCCAGAGGAGGCATTTTTAAGGAGTACCCCCACCTCAATCTTTTTGGTTGCTGTGTTGGCGACATCAACAATCGGCAACACATCCGTCGGTGCGGGATCTGTGTAGGACGTAAGTGCCGTGATTTTAGTTCCAGTCATTTTTAATACCCCTGAACCGTCACATCAACTGAACCCGCCACGCCTGTTCCGGCGGCATTCAAAACCTGAACCGTTACATAGGTGGTGGTCTTCGCTAGCACTTTCGCACTAACAGCTTCTGTCCCAATATCCTGAATAGTAACCTGTACGGACTTGATTGTGTGGAAGGTCTTTGTTAAGGGAATTTGTGTCCCAGCGGCGACAACCGACACATCGTTGAAATTCTCCAGTACATCTGGATAGTCCAACGTATAGGAGACGGCACTTATCTCGCCCGGTGTTGTTCCGTCGGTTGATCGCACCAGCGTCTGCACCCCATAAATATCCTCGGTTAACTCCTCGCCCGACGAATATGGGTGGAATACCGAAGCTGCCAGCTTGCTAACCTCGATGGCCGAGTAGTCAAGATCCGTCTTGTTGAGGGAATCACCGGCCTCGGTCTGGAGTTCGTTGCCGCTTTCGTCGGCTAGTGCCACCTCCACCCCCGTCAGGGCTGCGATCCGGTGTTGCGTGGTAGCCGTGGCTGTCGTGGTTATTGTCAGTTGGCTCTTGATGTAATCGTTATCAAGCCGCCAATACACATAGGCGTCCTGGGCGGGGTCCACTTGCTTGAGGTATTTGGTGACGGTGTGCTGAAGGACGTTGGAATCCTCCGTTAGCAGATCCGCACCCGTCTCGGTTCTAAGATCCGCGACATCTGTGACTTCGCAGTTTATGTATTCGTTGGTGCTTGCATCCAGATTCCAGGCGACGGTATTTACAACGTTTGCCGTTAGCTTGTCTACTAGATGGACGGTGATGAACACGACCTTGTCTGAGACCCAGCCCGTCTGATCAGAAGCCCTCAGCAGGATTGTGTTCTCCCCAGATGTGGCGAATAGCGTTGTCTCAAACCATGTCCGAGTGCCCGATACGCTATCCAAGGCAATAGCCTGATCCCACGCCTTCAGGAGTGCAGCATCCGTTGCACTCTCCAGGTCGGTATTGATATACCGCAGCACATAGGACTTGATGTCAGAGACAATATTGTCCTTCCATGTCGTGTATGTTGACTTGGGTAGCTGCCAGGAGAATCGCTTTGTTCTGTTGTCGCTATTCAGAATAACAGTGAAGTTTGTTGGGGTGGGGGGTGCTATCTCCGCCCTCTCAATTTTGTCGGTTATGTATTTTGTGAATGTCTCACCAGAAATGTTGGAGGTAAAGTTAACTCTCACATCATAGGTAGACAGGGCCTTGAATTCAATATTGTATTCTCCGGTGAGTGTTACGGAGTCGGAGAGTAGATACCAGCCGTCTTTGTCTGGTTTAGTATCACCTGGGATCGTTACACCGGCCTCTGGTTTTACCCAAACGGCATAGCCCTTTATGCGTTCAATGACGGGGGCAGTGCCTCGATCAATCTTCAGCTTGTGGCGACCATCCGAAAGGTTCTCGTGGGTAAGTTTTGCCTTGTAGGTACTGCTGGACAGATCCGCGACAGCGTCAAAGCCGTCCACCGTCACCTGAGCCCAATTGGACTGCTGTCCCAGACGATTTCTGGACGCAGCCCGAAACTCATAAGTGGTGCCCAGGGTGTAACTGGGAAGACTCACATCCCCATAGGTGTAGAGGGTATCCCCAATGCGCTGCCAAGCATTCGAGTCTTTGACTCGGTACTCCAGCCGGTATTCGGCGATTTGGGGATCATCGATCCCGTTGACCTGGGGGGCTGTCCATGTTGCATATATGCGAGTGCGCCCGTTTTTGTAATCCAATTTCGCGGACAGGTTGCTCGGAGCGTCAACGTCTCGGATGAGGAAGCGGTCCTTGGGGACCGTCACAACGCTGTCCTTGTCGATGTAGTCGTAGGACGAGGCATTGTATTGCAGTGCCTCGATCTGAAATACCATTGGCTCAACTTCAGAGAGCCCCAGGATCCGATATAGCCGGGCCTGCATATCGGTCCATTCCAGCACCCAGATCGAGCCTGCCACCCCTGAGACCGCTGCGCTGCATGTAAGGGTGGTTCGACCGCTGCTGTCCGTAGAGAAGCTGCTAACCGTGCGCTCTTGCAGTTGAGGTCGTACTGAGGTGGTGCTATCGCCGTTGGTGACGGTTTCCCCATCGGGGACAACCACCGTCACGGTATAGGTCGTATTTGAATTCAGAGAGAGTGTGGCATCCAGGGTTATGGTTTTGTCGCTGACACTGACAATGCGACCTCCAAGACGCTGCCCCTGGCGCACCGGATCGGCAATCTGAATAATGTCACCGATGCCTGATGCAAGACCCTCAGCCCCCACCTTAAATGTAACCTTGTCCGTCAGGTAGCGGTTTGCAAATAAGGCAAATTTAGCCGCACGGAGTGCTTGTCCCCGAGAAGTGACACCCAGCAATCTCAGGTCCGTTGGATTGTAGCCGTAGCGTCGGAGTAGTTCATCATCCTGCAAGTACTCCGAAACAGCATTGTAGTTTTGATCAGGATCGTCCCAGGAGGCAATCACTACCGATTTGCGTGCTGTTCTGGACGAACCTTGGTAGACAAAAGGTGGAGCTGTTATGTTGCCATTATCATCGGTCTCTTGGATTACGTTGGCTTCCGTGAATTGCTGAACGGGGGTGCCGGGCTTGTCCTGACTCAAGAAAAGCTTGCCTTGGGAGTAGTAAATCAGCCCTCGGAAGCACGATGCCAACGCATTCAGAACCTCAAATACGCTCCCTTCGTTCTGTAGGTAAACGTTGCAGCGGAAGCGAGGCTCAGTTCCCCCTTTGCCGTTCGATACGCTTTCGTCGCAATATTTGGCAATTTCCAGCAGCTTCCACTTGTCCACATCTGCGGTGGATAGATAACGCTTTACCCCAAATATCGGGTTGACTACAATGTCTCTGAAAATCCAAGCCGGATTATCTGTCCAGGCTGTTTTCCAAGTACCGTCCCAGGTGCCATCGTAGGTGCGCTTGGTGGGATCATAGTTTTTCGGGACTTGTATGCGGCGACCCTTGAGGCGAACCTGTACGCTGGGGATACTGGAAAATTGCCGAGAATCTACTTTGATCCCCAACACGGCTGAGTTGGGATATGACAGCTTTTCATCAATGATCTCTGTGTAGGCTTGCCAAATAATTGAGTTTGAGAGATAAGTTGATGTACTGTCTGCGGTGAGCCTTTCGACTTTGATGTCCCAGGGGGCACTACCTGTTAGCTCAAATTCATAGGCTCTCTGGAACTGACCGGAAGACTTACCCTCGACTTTGGGTGTGGATTTTGTAGAGTAAGCGCCCCCGTTGGCAGAGACGCTGATGCGATATTCCACCGCAGTTGCATTGATGTCACCCTTGTCGGGACTGATGCTCTGTAGAGCCGGATGCTGGATAATAACCCGCACCTTCTCCACATCAGGATCTGTTACCCGTCTTATGACAGGGCCAATGTCCTTGGAGACTTCGACGCCAACGCTGATGGTGTTGTCTGCTTGAACGAAACCCTTTAATGGGTCTTGCGTATCAGTGCCACTCTTATACTCAATGGTTACGTCTTTGAAATTGTAGGTATTTCCATCAGACCGCTGTATAGGCGTACCATCGAGCAGAATGTCGCGCTCGGCACTAGTGGGAAACCCTTCAACTTCTCCCTCAGACAACAGGAATACTGTTTTCGCAAACGCAACGGAAAACAGATTGTTCGCCGCCTCGACGGGTGTGCGGGAAGCACCACCGCCGCCCTTTCCGCCCCCGTCTCCACCAGCCCCTGTAATGGGGCCTGCCAGACCGGCATTATGGACTCGGAAACCACCCGCAATAAAGGTGTGCTGCTGCTGGACGGTCAGGTTGTAGACCGTGGTGGGCTCCAAGGTTTCGCGAGACAGGATGGGCCGTAGGTGCCCTCGGTCATCCACCAGACAGTCATCCGGCCCCAGCGTCCCAATTGCCACAAAGGCATTGAACTGGTTGAGTACCCAGTGGTTGTCGGTGATGTCGAGAGCGCCTCCACCCCAGATGTGGTAGCGGCTGACGGGATGGTTTTCGTGGACGTGGACGGCCAGCACCGTGGCATGGTGGAACTGGCCTTGGTCATCAAACGAGACCACCAGATCGCCGGGCTGGAGAGTGCCTATTGGCACGGACCCAGATGGAGTGAGGACGGGTACATGGCAGGGGAAGCAACCATCACCACCAGCCCCCTGAATCTCCTGCCCTTCGATATAGTCCACCGTCGCGTCTCCCTACAGGCTGTTTTTGAGTTCAATGCCGAAGCTAAGGACCGGCATATTGCCAATAATCCGTTCTCCGTAAAGCACGGGAATCACCCCTCCTTGTTGGGTGTTCACGTTGGAGCGGTCGAACGTAAAACTGTTTTTCTGGTTATCGTTTCGAGTGGGAGTTATGGGTGTCGGGGTGATGAGTTGGGCGATGCCACCAAAAATCATGCCAACCCCCGCCAGGACGAACGGAGTACCGCCACCCACCGTCCCGAACGAAACCAATGCCCCCACCGCAATCAGGGCAGCCCCCCCCAGAATCCGCCCTACGGCCCCTCGCCCGGCAGGCTGCGGAGCAATCACCAGCCGTTGACTACAGGGCCAGTGCAGCCCTTCTTCATCCAGCCCTTGGGAATCTTCCGTAACTACTCGCCAGACAATGCCTGCTTCGTGCGAGTCACGAATGTACTCGCGCAGACCGGGGATCTGGCTCATGAGTGCCCGCAGCCCCTCGGCAGCAGTTTGGATATCCAAACGAAATTCGCGCCCGAATCGACGCCCCAGTTCACCCAGCAGCTTGACGGTCGTCAGCATAGTTGTGTGTGCCTCACAGCCATATAAGTGCTCTCGCGAAGCCAATGAGAATATAACCCCAGTTCAGCCATCCTATTGACCATGTGATGAAATAGCAGCCCGGCCCCCGGATCTTCCACAATTGCCACATGGTTACAGGTGGAATCGTTTCGGATACGAAAGAACAGCACGTCGCCGCGCTGTAATTCATCCAGCCCCACTTCAATACCACCTTCTCGGCGGAAATTGTCTTCAAAATGGGTGAACATTGCGCTATGCCACTCCCCTTCAGCTTTGCGGGGATAGTCCCCCAGCGCAATGTTTTTTTCCTGCCAGAACCAATCGCGCACTGCTGCATAACAATCGTGGACACCATAGGTCCAGGGTCTGCCCACCAATCCGGCACTTTGGCGAGGGTCTAACCAGTAACTCACTGAGGACGAACAGTCCCACATAGCGAAGGGAAGCCCCAACGCTTTGCAGGATCGAATATCCGCCTCAGAGAACCGTGGATAGTTGGCATGGGTGTGCCAAACAGCAGCGATTTCCTCGTCATACCGCGCATAATCCTGGGAGCTGATTACGAACTGATCGGGAATGGTGCTACGATTATCCAGCTCTATCAGCTCTCCCGAATTGAGGATGAAACCGCACGCTTCATTGGGGTGGGCACGTTCTGCGGCAGTGCGCAAAAAATGCTGCTGAGAACCCGCCAGAGGATTTGTGTACGAGGAGAGTACCATGCTAGCCTTGCCTATCTACTAGCCCCGGAAATCCGCCAAACGGCAATCGGGTTGCTGACCCAAATCGTAACTTACAGGACGCCAAACGTTTACCACAAACGTCCTTTGCCGAGTCTGTCACTGAGGTGTCGTTCACGTCCCAGTAACTCGTTCCGGTGTACCCGCATCCCGTCGCACTCTTGTAGGTCCATTGGCACTGTTCGCGCAGCAATCGCCGAGCTGGTAGTGTCTGACCCTCCAGGTCAAAGGGAACTGCAAGCTGCCATGTGGTCATGATTTTGTCCTCTCGAACCCGTTGTTCGACCACATAAATATCCGGTCCGAAGTAGGCATCGGGATCAGCCTTATCAGCCCCATCCAGATAACAGGTCAGGGTTCGCAGCCGCTCCACCGTCGCTCCCACCAGATCCCCATGAGTGTTGATCAGGCTGGTGATGCCTAGTCCCACGTTCGCTAGCGTGATCGTCGGTCTGGCTAATTGTTGACTGCCGCCAGTCTCAAACCCAGACGCTTCCAGCGGAATCGCCGTATAGGTGATTGTCTTGTAGACCACATCCTGACCGTTGGTGGTGGTCCAGTTACAGAAGTAGTAAATCTTCTGAGCAGTGGTGTCTGTGGGTAGGATCGCTGTCAAATCAACCTTGAACAAATCTATTGGTTGAGATATGCTTCGCTTTGTTAGTTCAGCGAGAAAAGGTTTCTGAGCCATGACTAAACGTAAACTCGCTTGATTTCAAATGACATCACATAGGTGGAACCAGAAAGCTGAGAGATGGTCCATTCATTCTGAAGCTGGTAACTTCGAGCAGCAAGCGTAACGGTCGCGGTTACGTTGGTATCTTTCGGGACATCGACTCGCGTCAATACCCCTGTATTCAGATTAACGGTGTAGTTGGTGGGGCTGGTGTAGTCCGCTAGTGAAACCGAGGCCAGATTCCGATAGCCGAGGGTATAAGAGTCCGTCGTGAAACGGATCGGAAATTTCTTTGTGGCGTCTGGGGGTGTCCATGAAAAGGGTGCGCCGCGTGTACGCATTAGCCAGGATTCCAGCCCGTTAGTTTCCTCTTGGGACATGGGAGCTGTGCGAATGGACCACCGCTCAATATCGGAGTTGGGGCCGTCGATCTGGGTCTGGTTATACCCGTCACCAAAGGAAATCGTTTTGACGCGCATGGCGCGGCTGACCGTCGCCTCAATGGTAAGGCGTAGGTTGTCAACCTCGAAGTAGGCCGATTTGGCCTCCTGATAGGTCTTGAGTGCCACTAGCGGAAACCTCCTTGGCGCAGAACGCCACCTGAGCGGGTCTGGCGGACGATCTCCTCAACGGCGATGGCTCTCGCTTGGTTGGCGATCGAGCGTTGGGCCTCGACGGAGAGGGTCTCGCCCGTGTTCTGGACCGAGATGTTGACGGATCCGATCTGGACGCCACCAGCCCCACCTCCGGCGAGTTGGACGGGGATGGATTTGCCGTCGGGGAGCGGGACCACGGCCTCGTTGTAGCGGCCCTCGCCCACCAGCCCCAGAGTGGGGGTGTTGACGATGCCGCCAGTGGCGAATGCCTTGAAACCGCCACGGGCGATGCCGCCGTTGGCGAAGCCCAGCGCGGGGTTGAAGGAAAGCCCTGACGCTCCCCAACTGAGATCGGTCGCCGCTCCTAGGAATCCACTTCCCGCAGACCCGAAAGCGCCACCAGCACCTCCCAACAGGTCAAACAGCCCAAACCCACCGCCTGCACTAACGCCGCCACCCGGAACCAACCCAGGAATCACCTTGCCCAGGAAGCCAAGAATCCCATCGCCCGCCTGTTTGGCCGACAGGTCCAGCAGGTACTTGCCCAGGCTGTTGAAGAAGTTGCCTGCTGCCTGACGGATGGCGTCCCAGAAGCTGGTGCCTGCCTGGGCGGCTTGGTCAAAGCCAGAGATGACATCAGTAAACAAGTTGCTGAATCCACCCCGCAGTTGCTCAACCAGTTGGACCTGTTGCTGGAGGGCAGCACCCTCACGCAGAGCGGCGGCGTACTTCTCGCGAACTTCGGGACTGAATACAGCACCACTCTGGATTTCCTGCTGGCGGATTTGGGCTTCCTCGGGACTGATTTGACCCAGGGCCGCTTGCAACTGGACACGGCTAGACAGATTGGTTTTGTCCTGATTGGCTAGGTTCTGAGCCAGTTGCAACTGTTTGGTAGAGTCTGCCGCCTTGATCAGTGTCTCCGCTAACTGCTCCAGCAGCTCACTCAGCGTCTTGGCACCCTTGCCGGATTGCTCTAGAGCGGTAGTCAGCAGCTTTTCCTGATCTGCGGTCAGGACGCCTTCTGCCGCAAAGCGTTTGATCTCCTGTATTGAAACGGCTTGGTCTCCAATCCCTGCCAGGGAAGTGCGAATAGCCGCCAACTGGTCAGCACCACCTACCGCATCCATTAGCGGCTTCTGCTTCAGATACTGCTCATAGGCTTGAGGGCCTTGCAGGATTGCCTGGATTTCAGCATCGTTGGCTGTCATCTCGGCTAACGTTTGCGGGATATTCGCCAGGGCTGTTGCGGTGCGCTTGAGCACAGCCTGGAGTGTGACTACCTTGCGGGCCGCATTTGCCAGCTCTACGGCTCCCAGGTCGGTGGCTGAATAGCCTTGCGGAAATAGCGTTTTGAATGCCTGCTCGACTTCTTCCTTGATGGAGCTGACTGTGCCACCCAGCCCAGCTTTGTAATTGGCAATTTCCTGGGTGACTGCCTCTAGGTCGTCAGCCAGCTTAGTACCACTCTCGGTGAATACATCGCTCTTTAGGGCTTTCTGGATTTGGGCATTAGCTTCTCTCAGGAAGCTGGGATCATATAGTCGTCTTTTGCCCTCTTCTAGAATTTTTATCAGCTTGAATAGCTCGTCAACCAGTCCTTGTTCGCCTTGAGCATATAGCTGGCTAACCAATGCATTGAATTGGCTGATGGTGGTGCTGAAACGCTCTCTAGCTCGGCCATAGGCTTCGTATTCACGTAGTTCTCGGGCTGCGTTGTAGCGTTCCTGGGGGGTGCGGGCTGTGGATACTGCCAAACGTTTGGCGTTTTCGCTGCCTTTGTCGTTGGCTGTGTTCTGTAGCCCAAACAGAATGCGCTGGGCGTAACGGGCTCCTGGGCTGGGGGAGCGGGATACCACAGCCAGGGCTTGCTGGAGAGCCCCACGTAGTGTGCCTTGGGCCTGTTGTTCCGATTGCAGGGCTGTCCCCTCCAGCTTCAAGCCACGAAGGGGATCGACCTGGGCCAGGGCTTTCAGGCTGGGGTCAGAATCAGCGATTGCTACGGGGTTCAGCTTTTGACGGGCTAGTTGCTTGCGCTGCGCCAGACTCAGGTAAGGGGTGGAATACTGGTCCCGATACAAATCCTGAAAGTAGCTGAATGCCAGATTTGAAAACTGCTTGGCTTTTGCAGCATCTTTTGTAGACGCCGCTCCCACCAGATCAAGCACAGCCTTAGGTTCTTTGCCTGCAAATATACCCTCAGTCTGTAAATAGGCTTCGATGCCTTTCAACTGTAGGGCGGGATTGCTGGCAAGCTCTCTGTAGTTTATGCCCTGGCCGGTATACTGCTTGTACTGGTCTGCGGTAAGTGTCAAGCCTGCGGATCGGAGGGCTTTGGCCAGCAGCTTAATGTCTGTTGCAGGCTTAAGCCCCGGCAGCTCAATGCCCTCCAGAATCGCTTGAATAATACGGGCTTGGCGCACCTGATTCAGCCAGGATTTGCGTTGGATTTCGGCGATGTCTTCCTGGGATTTGCGAATCTGACGCTGTAAGTCCAGTTCGCGGTCCCGTTTCTCATCTGCTAAACCCAACAGTTGGGATGATTCCTCGTTGATGCCCTCGATGCGTTTCTGTAGTTCGGTCTTGATGGAGTTGCGTCGAATATCGGCAGCTTCGACCTCGGCTTCCTTCACCTTGCGGGCGGCATCAGCCTGGACCTGGGAGGCTTCGGTGAACTTATCTAGGACGGACTTGCCTGCGTCCTGGGCGAGGTTTCTGGCCAGCTCCACTGCTCGGAGCTGCTCTTGGAAGTCGGGAGCCGTGGGCGAGGATGCACGGAGCCTTTCCTGTAGCTTCTGGACGATTTCCTCGATTTTTGCGCTGGTGGCTTCGACGGTGCCTGTGAAGATGCCTGCGAGGTCACGCTTGGCGTCCTGGCCTTGTCGGTCGGTTTTGATAGCCTGTTGCTTCTTTTGTTCGGCATCGATTAGTGCATTAAGCTGGTTCTGTTGAGCAATAATACCGCCTAAGATTTTTCCTTCATCTTTCTTAAGCGCGTTTATTTGTGTCTGAAGTTCTTTTCTTTTTAGCTCCTTTGCCTCTCCCAGAGTTATCCCATTTAGAGACGTAATAAAAGCTAACTGTAGGCGTTGCCCAAAGTCTAACGAGTCATCTTTCAGACCTTTAACGTATTTTTGAGCTTCCTCACGCTGCTTAACTGTTTCGTCAAACTGCGTATTTAGCTGCGATAATCCTCGTTCTAGACCCTTGATATATGCGGTTCGCTCCACCTCCGACAGCTTCAGAACTTCAGCAATTGTCAGCTTGCGGTATTCCAGTTGCTTCCGAATCAGTGCTGCTTCTGCTTCTAACTGCTTTAGGCGTTGAGGCGCAGTCTTGGTTAACTGATCAGCTAGTTCATTGGCACGTTTCTGCCCATCAACCGAGGGGTCTCGATTGATGTCTTGCTTGCGCTGATTTTCAATCTGATTGATCCGCCGTGCCAGATTCGCACGCTCGGTGAGGATGTCTTTTTGAATACGTTCCTGGCGTTGTAACTGCAAGATGCGCTGCGAAACATCCCCTACAAAACCTGGGGTATTGGCAATCGCCAGAGCTTTATTGCGCCGGTCAGTCCTGGCCAGCTCTTCGTTATAACGGCTGAACGCTGCAACAACCAAACCCAGCGCCAACTCCAGCCCAATAAAAGCCGCCTGGAAGGTCAGGAACTGGGCAATGACACCTCTCTGGGCGCGTTTGAAGCCTTCCTGTACTGTTTGCAGGGTCAGTAGCTCGTCTTTGTACTTCTTGATTTCTTCAGCGGTATACCCCAGGTTGCGGCCCACATTGTCCACAACCCGACTGAAGACATCCCCAGCCAGAGCCGCCAAACGTTGGTTTGCTGTGAGCTGGCCTATGGCGGCCCCAACTTCTGCGCCTTTACTGCCTGCTGTATCGGCCAACTGTTTGCTGGCGGACTGGGTTGTGGCGGCAATCGCATCCTGGGCTGCTTTCTGGTATTGATTCAGCGCAGGGACGGTGCCCGTCAGCTTGCTTGAGAGTTTTTCGGCTTGGTTTGCTACAACCCCCAAGCTGTTGCCCAGGGCGGGAGCAACCTTCAAGGCTCCCTCAAAGCCCATCTTGAAGGCTTCAAACGTTTTGCGAATCTGGCCGTTGCCTAGATTCTTGAAAACCAGGGCAATCCCGGTGACAAATTTCAGGTTATCAACGAAGTCCGATAGCCCCACCAGCTTGGTGGCGATTCGCACCTCGTTGAAGAATCGTACAAGCGGCAGATCCAGAAACGCAGATAGCGTCTTGAAGAAGCTGGATGCCAGATTAGCGGCCCCCAGAAACGCACTACCGAATTGCAGAATGACTTCAGTCGTAATTCGAATAGTGTCGCCAAACTCGCGGATCTTGAATTTGGCGAAGGCTGTACCCAGTTGCAGAATAGCCCCACCCAGCTCTTGGATGGTGCTGCGCACTGTGTCGTATTGCCTGTTGATTTCGGGGTCCAGCACAAATAGCGAAGCTATTTTCTGGACGGATTGGATGGCGTTTGTAGCGCCACCTCGCTGGTCCGTCAACAACTTGGCCAGCGGCCCAGCAGCCGACTGCGCGGCTAATGTAATCTCGTTTCTCAGATCTCGAAAGACTTTGACCACCGGCAATAGCTGGGCGGACACAATCTTTTCGGGTTCCGCCGACAGCAATGCAGCCTTAATCAGGTTGCCAACTGATTTGCCTTGTTCTTCCTGGGCGTTACGGTCGGCGTATTGCTGGGAGAACGCCCGATAGGTGTCGCGCAGCTCCCGCACAAAGCTGGAGGAGGCCACTTGACTGAACAGGGTGGTGAAGCCACTTAGCAGCACTTCGCTGACCGACTCAGCCGTATCCAGAAACAGCCCCTTCAGCCGATACAGATTGTCAAAGATGGCGTTGAGTCCCGCCAGCAGCGGGGTCAGCAACGGCTTGCCTGCCGCTTGCCCCACCAACTCAAACAGTTCTCTGAAGTTCGAGGTAACCCCACTCAAGGTCGTCGCCAGGATGGCTTGCCCGGCAACCGCCGTCTTCAGCTTGGTCTGGATATAGCCGACCACACCATCTGTGGTGTTGCGGGCTTTCTGGATGTCCGCATTGGTGATGCCCAAACGTTGGGCCAGCAGCGAATCCTGATTGACGGTCCCCGTCAGGATGGAGCTGATTTCCTGCTGGGCCTGGAAGAGGGGAATGCCCAGCGTCCCCAGACCCGCCGTAAAGCTGATGGCTAGGTCTTCGGCGTCCTTGATGGTGCCCCCAATGGCACCAATATTGGTGGCGACCGTCTGGAAGATGTTGATGACTTCCGCCGAGGTCACTCCAGCCAGCTTCAGAGAACGGCGGCGGATGTTCTCGATGGCGGTATTGACCGGACCCTCCAAAGCCAGGATCTTCTGGAGGGGGTCTGTAATCTCAGTTCCACTTTGGGAGACCTTGGTGGTACTGGCCAGGACCGTCTGGGTGGATAGGATGGTTTCCTGTAGACGGGCGTTCTGGCCGATCAGATAGTCAAAAGCACCACCAAAGATAGCCTGGAGTGCGTTGGCAATCTCAAACAGACCCTGGAAGGCCAAGCCCAGCCGAGCCAGATCATTGATGGCTGTGTCAATGTTCTCGCTCAGTTGTCCCAGGAAGTTCCCATACAGAATCTGCTTGCCGGTCTGGATGGCGATGCCCTGGACTTTGGCAGCAACACCAACAACAATCTCACCCAGTTCCTCATACAGCCCCACCGTAAACTTCTCGGGGGCCAGGACCGCAAAGGCGGCAACCAGTGCCTTGCGGAATTGCCCAACACCCTCGGCCAGCCGTGGACCAAATCCCGGCACTTTTTCCAGCGTGTTATAGGTCCGCTGTACGTCCTGATAGACGCGACTGAAGACGTTAGGTAGTTGCAGCAGTTGCATCGAAAAGGCCGACAACTGCTTCAGCGCATAGGCGACCGTATTGATCGAGCTGGCCAACACCTGTGTGGTGGTGCCAATCAGCGTGGCTGATTTCTGGATTGAGGTATCGACATTCCGAAACGTCACCTTGGCCAGGGTGTCGCTACGTTGTATGGTTTCGTCCAGTTGCTCGTTTAGCTTCTTGGCGCTGGCGGTTACCGCTGCGAAGTTGGCCTTGACGTTGACGGTTGGTGTTCGGCTGGCGAGTTGGGTGACCTGTTTGTCTACCGCTGCCAGATTGCGCGTGGCTGAGGTCGTATTCGCCGACAGAAATAGGGTCAGCTCCCCTGCCGAGACTGCCATGACGCAACCAGTTAGCTTCTCTTATATACTGCCGCGAAAATTGGCATTGGGATAACTCTTTTCGCTAACAGTTGTTCCAGAACAAACCGAGTTTCCTCACTCAAGGTTTGACGTTCGTCCGCATAACTCAAATTCGGATAGGGCAGGAAGTCACGGAGTTGGATTTTGGGCTGTTTCTTGGAGCCGCCGAAGCCCATCGCCACCTGAATGACGATACCGGCCAGCTTTGCGGTGGTGATGCTGGCGGCATTGTGCTGGGCTTGGTCGTAGCGGTCCAATTCGCGCAACATCGCCCGCACCCGAGAGACGGGGGTACGGGCAAATGCTGCGGGGGTTAAAGCACCACCTAGAGGACTCAGCGCCAGTCGGTAATACAGCCGCTCATAGTCCGTACGGGGCTGTCTCAGGAGGCTTTCGCAACCTCGGAGGACGGCTTCCGGCGACTGGTCGTCTTGAGTTCCACTCCGTTTCCCACCGGCTCCTCGGTGGGCCAGCCGTCACGCTCCCAGCGCAGCAGCTCGAAGACCCGATCCACCATCGTGGAGGGCATAGCGTGGGTGTCATCCATCGTCCAGTCCGCCAGTTGCTCCCAGGTGCCGCTGGCATTCTGGGCTTCGGCGCGGAGCTGCATGAACATGGTGACGATTTCGTGCGTCGTGGCCCGAGGATTGGCCAGGGCCGCATTGATATCGTTCACCTCCTCCAGATACCGATACAGCAGATCCTGCTTGTCGGTATTGGGGTTGGACAGCACCTCCAGAGCTTCTTGGATGGTGATGCCGTTATCCTGGCTGATACGCTGGGCTAACCGCAGCATCCGATAGGTCTGCTTGGCCTCGCGCCGATTCATCTCTTCCAGAAATTCTGCTTCGCCCCCTACCAGCTCGTGATAAACCGGAAAACGGAACGGCTCGATGGTGTGGTATTCCTGCGGCGCAAAGAACCGCTTCGCATATTTAGACATTTCGGATGACGATATCCATGTTGTATGCCACCAGCGGAGTTGCTGCATTTAGCGCCTCGCTGGGTAGCTCTATCATAATTTGGTTTCTAGCTTCATCAAGTACCACTATTTCGGTGGTGCTGACCCCGCTATCCACCCAGATAGCACCAACGTGCAGCAGATCCGAATCGACCTGCTGCACGTTGATCAACCAGATCCTATGGTGGGAATCGGTTAGCCAGTCCATCAATTACTGAACGGAAGAAACGCTCAGTTGGGTGGAACTCAGATAGCGACCGAAAACCGGCCTACCACGGCTCATCACATCGAAGCTGACCTCCACCAGATTTTCGGCAGAGTTGCTTTCGTTGTAGTTCATGATGCAGCCATTGAAGCCCGCAAAATCATAAGCGTACTTCGCTGCATCAGCAGAGCCATCATTGAGTTGGCCCAGCTCCTTAAGGAACTCAAAATAAATTTCAAAGCTCTTGTCGTAGCGGGCGCGTTCAATCATGGCAAAGGCTTCGTCATACCCACCTAGGAAAATGGGACCAGCCGAGAGCCGAGCCGCCGCCACCGTCAGGCTGAAGCTGGTTCCAGCTCCACCCAGATTGGTGTTGCTGGCCGACAGGGTATCGGCATTGGCATAGCCGGAACCCCCGTTGACAATCACCACAGCAGTGACAGCACCACCAGACACGGTGATGTTGGCGGTTGCGCCCGTACCGGACCCGGAGGTGGTCAGCGGCACGTTGCTATAGGAGCCGTTGGTGTAGCCGGAACCGCCCGTGATGGTTCCACCCCACGTACCCGTGATCAGCGAAGTGGCATTGGCGTCGATATCCTTCTGGAAGTAGGCAGTCACAGAGGATTGGACCGACGAACCCGTGATGACACTGTCAGACCAGCCGTCATCGCCCAGGAGCCGAAACTCTTGGTTGTTGTCGTTGACCTGGAAGGATGCCTGGGTAACACCCTGGAAGTTGACGTAGCTGCCACTGTTGGGAAGCGTGGGCAGGGTAATCAGCCCAGTGACTCCGTTACGTGTGGCGAACAGCCGGGTAGCGTTGGAGAGCGCATAACCCCGAACCACAGTGCGATTTGCCTTGACAAAGGCATTCCCGATTTGAAAGTCAGCCATGATGCGACCTATGCGAGGTTGGACATGAAGACCGGATCGGAGATCCGCAGCGTCAATTGCTCGTAGGTTTCATCGGTGGGCGACAAGTAAGTTGCCTGAACCCACGTGGGAAACGAACGCATGAACTTTTCCTGAATTGGATAAAGCGTGACAGCGTGCGAGTAATTGACAAAGGTCACGACCCAGGTGCGGGTCATATAGATGGACCCCACGGCAGGCTGGGTGCGGGTAAGCGGCGCTTCCTGAATGGAGCACTCGATCCCGGTTACCTGCCAGTTGGATGGCACCATCTGGCGACCCACAACGTAGATCGCCGGGGTTGTGGTTCCATCCGGGCGTGTGTACACGCCCAATTGGTCCCCAACCAGGGTGGTGACAAGCGACCGAACGTCCTTGACCGTGGCCGGTAGGGCGCTAGTCACGGGCCACCTCCTCCAGGGCTCGGCGAAACTGTTGGTCGAACAGTTGTTGAGCCCCACTCATGGGTTCCTGGGTCCAGGGACGCGCAGGTAACTCCATGCCGTTGCGCCACTTGCCCCCTTCGTGGACCTGGGCGGAATAGTTGGTTCCCCAGCTCCAGCGGATGCCTTCGGCGGTATCGGTGCGGGTCTGGGATGCCCGCAGGCGACCCGTATCCACAATGTCCCGAGGCGAGGGCTGGCGGGGCCAGTTCCACTTCGGGTCCGATATTTCCGACGTGAACTGGACATCCAGCACGTCGGCAGTCCGCTTCAGCGCCACCTGGGCGGCTTGACGGCATAGCTGGGTCAGTGGAATCCGCTTAGACATTGGCAGTGCTCCCCCGGCCAATGGCCTGGAAGGTGCCTACCAAGCGTTGGTGCAGATCCTTCTGGTAGGCGCTTTGGAGCGCCAACTCCAGCCGTAGCTGGAAGCTGCCCTGGACCCCATTCAGGGTGCATTTCGCGACTGCACCGTTGGCGACACGAGCATCCAGCGTCGAAGGAGCCAACAGACGACCCTCGCACAGATAGCTGGTTTCGTCGGCACCAACCAGGGCTTTCCATTGCGGGTTCTGGGGCTTCAGATAGGCCGAATAGGTGACTGACTCGGTGGTCTCGACCACGTTCCCCGTGTCGGGGTCGGTGGTGTAATCCTCGTTCAAGTCGAACACCAGCGAGGCGTTTGCAAAGGGAACCCACGCACTCATACAGCACCACCCCAGGTGAACCCGCTGATGGGCAGTGAGTCACGCAGACGCAGATACTCCTGGCCATACAGCGTGGCCTGATAGCCAGTGCCGGATGCCTGGGAGCCCGCGCCAATCTGGAGCCCCATCTGAGTCAGACGGGTCGCCAGATTGTGAGCTGCCAAATGTTTGATGCCTGCGGTCTGCCAGTCACCCCAAACGCTTGATGGAACAACCAGCTCCACCTCTGCCAGGGCTGCCTCGATAACGGCTGTGGCCACATTGGTGAACTCAGGAAACCGAGTCAGGAATTGAGTGGCAGACACAACAGCCATCAGCCATTACCTTCCTTGATCTGGTTCAGGCGGCGGTTGATTGCGTTCTTGACCCGAATCCGCTGGTCCTGGGCTTCCCAGGCTTGCAGCAGAGCTACGTCGAAGCATCCCGCCAGTACATCCAGTGCCTCACCCAGATGCAGGTCAGCCAGTGTTTGCGGGAGTTCCTGGGTAGGGGTGACGGTGGGTGACTCCTCGACAACAGTCAGGGCACCCAGCTTCATCAGCCGCTGGATTTCACCGAAGTGCAGCAGCTTATCCCAGGTTTCGGCGTCGATATCCCGATTCAGCCCACCTCGGATCTGGACGAACCGGGTCTGCGTTCCCTCGGCAGGAGTACCAATCAGCGAAAAGCCAACAGTGGTATCCGGTTCCTTGGGCGGGTTATCGAGTTCGGGTTTGAAGGAAATCAACATAGCTGGTAAACCAGTTCAGAATTTGGTTAGTCAACTCTAGGCTTTTTCAACCACGAGGACGCTCTTGGGATAGTAGAGCGCCACTCCACCGATGCGGGCGTGAGCTGCAACGGTGAACTCAAGGTTGTTGCGCAGGGGCGGCAGGAACTCCAGGGGCTGCGGCAGATGCAGTTGGAGTTTGTCGGGGTTCCGGTCATAACAGATGATCCGGTCCTTCGACAGAGCACCACCAGATTTAGCGGCTTCAAGCTCGTTAATCGGCTCGATGGCCCTAATCATGGGGCTGGTGCGCAGGAAAAATTCCATGACCGTCGTGTCCGAGGTCGAGGAACGGGGAGTGGTGCTGATAACGCGATACACGTCATAGGGCACCAGCATGGTGTTCGGCACTTCCTTCATGTTGGAGTTCTGGACGAGGCGGGTCGGGGCCTCATTCAGCAGCGCCAGCATTTCGTCGGGGGTAACACTGCTGGTGGTAAACCACTTGTCAGGGACAATCTTGTCAACTTGGTCGTTGTTGAAGAAGCCCTTCATGGAGGTGCTGGAGTCGCCGTAATAGGCAATCTGCTGCACCTTCTCCTCATAGGCACGACGAACAGCGTTGGCGCGACGCTGCTCCAGATTCATGCCGGGGACCATCGCCGCAGCGCGGGTCTCTTGAATGGTATAGCTGAAGCTGCCACCCAGAGAGCGGACCGGGTGAGTGACTTCCCGACGCAGCACATCGGTGCGGGGCAGATCACTAGCCTTGTCGGTGATGATCTTCATCGAACCCTGGCTGTCGAACACCCGATAGGTGAACGAGTCAGCGCCATTCCCGACCTCGGTGGAAATGGGAAGCACCTGGGCGTACTTGATGTCCGCATAGGTTACTTCAAAGGTCCGAGCCAGGATCGTCTCCAGCTCACGCGCCAGAAAGATCCCAACATCGTCATTACGGATCTGATCAGACATAACCATGATTAGTTACCTCCCTACTAGGCGGCGTCAGCGGTAACAGTGATGCTGGGAATATCAATTTCCAGCAGAGCCAGCCCAGCACCACTTGTGGTGGACAGCCAGCGGGCACCGGCAGTTACCTTGACGGTCTTGCCTGCATCCGCTGAAACGTCGAAGCGACCGGCGTACTTGGAACTGGCAGTGGTGTGACGAATACGAACATCGCTGTTCAGCTCGGGCACCGCTTCGTTCACATACACCCAGATAACGCCTTTGCTCAGGACGTTAATGGGCTGCTTGTCTGGGTAACCAATCAGATTGTTGGCATCCTTGGAAGCCAGCGTATAGATGGAACCAGCGCTGTTTTCGAAAACGTGGGTGTCGGTGGCGATACCCATGATGGTGTCGGTAGCACCGGAAATCTTCTTGACAGACAGTTGGGTGCCGCTGGTGTTCAGCACCACCACGGAACCAAATGCCACGACTGCGCCGGACTCGTTATAGCCGGTACGCACCACATAGCTTTGGAGATCGGCAATCATGCCTTCGTGGCCCGCAGTCAGCGTCCGCGAATAGGTGCCTTGAACCCCAGTGGGATTCGAGACCGTGGTCGAAGTGAAAGAGACAGCCATTGGTCTGCTCCTAGCGGTTTGCAGTCAGGGGTTGCTTCCAGGCATCCATCAGCGTTTGCCGATAGGAGGACACCGGGCTGGTGGCGGACTGGGAGGAAACGTTGGACAGCACAGCCTTCAGAGAGTCGGTGCTGTCGGCACGGGGCTCTTCGTCTGCCTGGGTGGGTTCGTTGGTGGTGTGGAGCGCAATAGCACCATCCACCAGACCCTTCAGGTAGTCGTCAGCCATGTCGGTCGTTTCACGACCCTCAAACAGTTGCTGGAACGCTGCCTCATAGATTTCGCGCTCCGACAGACCGTCGAATTTGAATTCGTCGCCCACAACCGGCCAGACGTGCTGCATCAGCGCAATGCGCCGATTCACTGCCTCATCCAGAGAGGCTGCGTCAGTGCGCCCCTCCTCCAGATCGCGGACCTTCTGCTCCAGCTCGGCGATGTACTCGGACATCGCGTCGTTGCGACCGTTGGCGCTGTCGCGCTCGGTGGTCGTTTCGGCCAGCTCGGCTTGCAGGCTGTCGGTGCGGCCTTGCAGGGTTTGGATTTGGGATTCCAGCTCAGCGGAGCGGCGCTTGATGTCCATGAGATGGGACTGAACAGCGCCTGCAACGTCAGCGGGAAGCTCCACCTCCAGCCCATCCAGTTTGATGGTTGCCATCGGTTTAACCTCGTTCGGGGTTGCAATGTCAGAACCGCCCCATGCCACGGCATCGGAGGCGTCCATACGATCCAGCAGCAGCCGTACCTCGGGGCCAGCACGACCCTGGGGGACGATGGCGATGTGGTTGACCCGGATATTCCGCTGGACCCCGTCATAGGCTTCACCCTGGGGGGTGACACCGGGAGTGGGGTCAAAGTCAACCCGATAACCAGCCGAGACCTCGGTGGCATCACGTCGCTCGATGCGGCTGATGGCGGTTTCGTCGGTGATGGTCAGCGCCACCTCGACAAAACCATCTGTGTAGCGAACTTGGCTACCGCTATAGCCCACCTGAAACTGTTTGGTGTTCTTGGCATCCAGCAGGACGGGAGGGTGAGTCCACGTCACCGGCTTCATGCCAAAGGTTCCAAGCGAGTCGGGGCTGGCTACCTCGTCCTCGGGTCGATATTCGCGGACCTGGGTGCCGTCGGAGCGTCGATACACTTGCGTGCCGACCCGTGCCGCCCTGCACCAGACGCGCAGATAGCCCTCGTCAGTTTTTTCGAAACTGGCGATGGGCGAAAAATCGTACCGAAGCACAGATGAATCCATGCTTTCAAGTTATCAATTCAGCCCGCCAGAATTACTATTTAGCTAGGCGATGTGACTAGGTGGTCAGGTGATCTACGAAAGGCTTATGATAGCCAGCCGTCTGCGCGAGGCCCGACTCCGTCGAGGCTTTACCCAGACAGAGGTTGCGGGACGTTGTTATATCTGCCCGCGCCAACTGATTCGCATCGAAAAAGGCCAGCGAGATGTACCCGCCAGCCTGCTGCTGGGTTTATGTAGGTTGTATGGTATAGCCCCCAACGAGATGCTGGATTGGGGAACCTAGCCGTTGCGGTGGCCGTCGTCGCCCTGGACAGTTACATCCAGCTCATTGCGGATATAGCTGTTGGCGATGCTGATGGCTTCGAAGTTGGTGAAGTTGGCCTCGTCCGCCAGGAATTCGATGGGGGTGGTGCCCTGGTCGGTATCCTCCAGCAGGATGGCGGGGGCGACCTGTTGGCCGATCACCATCTGGCCTTCTGCGTCGTAGACAATGGTGAAACTGAGCCCCCAGGCGTCGTAACCGCGATGCTGACACCGCGCCAGGGTCTTCAGGGCTTTGTGGACATCCTCAGAGCCTGGGAGGACCAGGGTATCGTCATCTTCATTTGTCATCTTTTGCCTGCCGGGGTCGCTTTGCGCGGAGCTTTGATGGCTGAAGGTCATCTGATTGGATGATATCCGCCACCTCGCCGTTTTCGTCCAGTATTTCGAAGTACAACGAACCCATGCGCTTCTGTAGGGGGGTGCTGGGCTGGCGCATGATTAAGCATCCTCCAGGGAAATTGTGAATAGTCTGTGGCCGTCCTCTCTGGAGATATCAATCGACGTAATACGTTGCTTAGTCCCGCGTGGCAATATTCTTTCTGCTTCAGTATCACCAAAGACAGAGTATTTCGTAACATCCGTTAACTTAGGGCTTCGTGTACGGAAACGTACAAGAACATCATTCGGACTATCAACTAACTCTTTACCCGAAAATACTTTGGCGACTGATTCTTTGGCGCTATACGAGCTGTAAGCGGGATCTCGCAAAACTGTACCTACTTTTAATTTATCCAAAGACTGGGCAAAGGGTGAATCTGCTGGAAATATAGCACCACGCCAGTGTTCATCCTGCTGAGTATTCTTCGGCAGTAGCGCCAGGGCACGGTCTATGCCGTCAACATATTTTGCAACTTGTTTCTTATTGCACCGCTCACTATAATTTTTGCGCAAGCAGCCATTTATCATTTCGTACTTAGCAAGTGTATAGGTCAGCAGAGCTTCGGTTGTTTCTTTGTCCTGAAGAATCTCAGACCTAGCCAAACGTTCTTGAACCTTTTTGTTGGTTAAATCCTCATATTGCTGGCTGGCTTGCTTCAGCATGATGGCAACTGCTTCTTGAGCTGATTGCTCCTTGGCTTTAAACTGCTGCGACAAGGTGGCGCGTTCACCTTCGCGCTCTCTAATCCGGGCTTCCAGCTCGCGTGCTTGATTCCGATAGGTCTGTCTGACCGATCTGACACCTTGAACGCCTCCAGCCAGTAGCCCTACACCTAAAGCCCCAGCAGCCAAGGCAGCTTTCTTTTGAAAAGTGCCACTTTTTGATGTAAGTCCTACGATGCCCGCAGTCCCAAGCAGCGCAACTCCAGCCACACCGGCTTTAAGTGAGTTTTCTAACTTGCCGGTAAGACAATCTTTTTCATTGGGTATGCAAGCACCCCCGCAAGGCTTATTGCCGGGGTTGCATTTCGGCTTCTTACTATCCAACTTAACAAGTTGGGGTTGGAAGCCTTGAGCCCAAACGTTAGTTGCTTGCATATGTCAACCCCGCAGCGCTTGGTTGACCAGCGCACCTGTACCCATAACACTGTTTTGCGAGGCGCGTTGGAACCGGGTTCTACGCAGTTTTCCTTCAGGAGTGCGTCGCGTCAGATTCTTGCGCCCCTCTTGTAGCCCCATCCCAAACGCCACTCCAGGCAGCACGTCGGGATAGCCCAGCGCACTCTTGACCTGGGAGCCTGCTTCGCGAGATTGACCCGCAGACAGCCCGAGATTGTATGATCCTCGCGCCATCAAGCCGGTCCCAGCCACCCCCAGAGCGGCTGCGCCCAGGGTGTTGCCCTTTGATAGTTGGTGGATAGCTCCACCAACAGCAGCGACCCCTAACGCCTTCTGGGCGAGGCCGACCTTGCCACGCCCGATATAGCACTTCATGTGGTTGGCGATGCAGCGGCGACCGCAGGGTTTATTTCCTGGGCCGCACTTGGGGGCGCTTTTGGGAAAGGGTTTGGGGTCGAAGCCGTCTGCCCAAATCTGGGGGGTTTGCATAGTGCCACTTCCAGTCTTAGTACGCTTGGGGTTTGATGCGTCCATTAACGAGGCGCGGATCAATTAGCCCTGCTTCAGCCCAGCCCTGACGTTTTCTTAGAACTGCACCCATTTTGGCGCGATATGCGGGATCTCCCTTGCGCCGACGACTGGATGCCAGAGTTGCTGTTGGTGGTTGTTTGGCATTCTCATAGGCAGTTCCAGCAACCGCTTGCTTGTAGGATTCGTCGGGGTATGGCAGACGAGGACCAGCAACGGCAGCGGGTCTGATTGTTTTGCGTGCATTGGCTTCACCCAGCGCATAGGCACCAATATGAGCCATTGCGCTGGAGTTATTTTCGGGCAGCATACCCGTGCCCAGCATTGCTTTAGCAACGTAGCCTTTGCCAACACTGTGCCCGGCAGAGCGGCCCAGGTTGTACTGACCTCTCAGGTTCAAGCCCAACCCAGCCGCTGCCAGCCCCAAGCCCAACGCAGTGTTGCCCTTGTAGGCAGCGTAAGCACCACCCAGTAGAGCTGCATTACCCGCAACAGCTTGAGCTAGGCCAACTTTGCCTTTACCGATGTGGCACTCAGCATTCTGGGCAATGCAAATCTTGCCGCAGTTCTTGGTGCCGGGGCCGCATTGCGCTGCGGCGCGATCCGTGCGGGGCTCAAACCCCTGTGCCCAGAAGCTCATTGCCAGTGCCACCTAGTAGGGTTTGAAGCCGTCGGCCCAGATGCTGTCGTCGCGGTCCGGTTCCTGACAGCTACAACCGCCCGCTTTGTCCATCATCTTGCAGTTGCCTGACTTGTCCATGTGCTTACAGCCGTCGCACTTTTTGTTGGGCTTTTTCATATCGCCAGCTCCATTCCAAATCAAGTCTAGTTCGGGTCAATCGGTATCGGAACCTGTTGTTCGAAGGGGGCGGGTCCGGTTTCGGCAGCTTGCCCCGTCGCACTAAACGCAGATTGGGTTTGGCGGCGATGTTTCGCCCGCAAGCTGTCCAATTGGTCACTCATATCTGGGTTGTAGGGGGCCAGATAACAGCGGCAATTCGGGTGGATGGGGACGATGATGTCGGCCCGGCGATACAATCGACCCGCTCGGGGCGCACAGAACGCACAGGTTCGATCATCCACCGTCGCATAATAGATGACCGTGTCGATCCCGTTCTGGCGATAGAACTCGTCGGCAGCAGCGTTGGATGCCTTCAGGGACTCGGTGCGGGCAATAGTGGCAGCTCGGGCTTTGGGAATCGCCAACGCTTTGCGTAGGTCGCTGGTCATCTCGGGGATGGACTTGCCCTGGGCCAAACCGTTTTGCAGGATGAAGCTGGCGGCGGATGCAAAGGCTTCGCCGTGCTTCGCCAAATATTTGCGGGCATCCCGCGCAGCCATATAGACCGACTCCAGCGGCACCGACGCCAGCTTGGTCTGGAGGCGGGCTTCCTGGGCGGTTTCCTGGGCTAGCTCCACTCCCATCTCGCTGGAATAGGTCAGCAGGGAGCGGTACATGCGCTCGTACTTGTCCTGTTTGGCGGGGACGATGGCAGGCAGCAGCGTCCTGAGTTCTGCCAGTAGCTGCCCCTGAACCAGGGCGGAGCTGAACGCGCCCCTGCCCAGCTTGCGACGGACGCGCCCCATCAGTTCGATGAACGCCACCTCCAGGGCGCGATTCATCTGTTGGATGGTGGTGTCCTCGCGGCGGCGCAGGAGCGCGTTGTACCGCTCTACCAGGGAATCAAGCGACATGCGCCCAAGTCCGTTTCAGGTCCACCGAGTCCTTACGTCCATACCCCAAGGCAACCCCCAGGCGCTGGGATTCTGTACTGGACAGAACGCGAGGCTTGCCTCCGACGTTTATTGCCCACATCCTTCCTGATGGGTCATTTTCCAAAGTGCCAAAGCCAAACTTTTCATAGATACGGGCACGAGTGGCACCCTTGCCGTCATCCTTGAAAGGGGTGTTGGTTACCAGAGCGCCATCCGGTAATTCGCTCATCTGCTGATCAAACAGCTTGTTTACCTGTTTGGCGATTTGCAGTGTTTCCTTGCGATTAGCGCCCCCGGATTTGGAGGCATCTACCGTATGGTTAACGCTGAACAGCATTTCATAAGCTGGATGATTCAGCCGCTTTTGCATGCTCTCGTCGGGACGGCTACCAAAAACCACCACTTTGGTTCCGACCGAAGTCATCCCCACCATGCTGCCGTCCTGCATCTTATAGGTGAACAGGTTATTCTCGGCATCGACCTTAACGCTGTCAATAGGGACCGCATCCATCGCGAGCGCCCACCGAGTGAGTGCCACTTTGCTTTTACCTACCAGATTTCGGGCTTGCTCCCGCATCCCCTCGGGCAATTTATTGTCTATCAGTTGATTTAGCTGTTGGTCGTTTTCGGCTGCCTTGGTATTTAATTCCTGCAATCGTGTAACCATGAACTCGCGAAACTTTGGGTCTTGGATTTTGTCCGCTGCCCATGCAGCACCTCCAACCGCCAGACCAATTGAAGCCACGACAGCTCCAGTTTTGAAGATGGTGGAAGCATTGTTGGATTCGGTTTCCGGTTTGGCCTGGGCAGGCGTGGGTTCAGAGTCCTTCGGGGGTTTTGTGTTGGTTTCGGTTTCCTTGGAGCACTTGGCATTGTCGGGGATGCCGGAGTTGCCGCACTTCTTGTCGGTACGCTGCTGGCTGTCTCCCCGCTGTTTAGGTAGCTGGGCATGCCGCTCCTTCAGGAACCCATAGGCCGCTGCGGCAGTTCCACCCTGATAGCCACGGGCGCGGGCCAACGCCAGGATGACCCGCTCCCGCTGCTGGCCTTCGGCTTGGCGGTTGGCGCGAGGGGCTTTCGGGTCCAGCGAGGTCAGCCCCTGGATGAAACGGTTCAGCCCGGCCAGCTCGGCCTTAGCGCCGGTATTAGCCTGGGTGAGCTGGTTCTCCAGCTCCTGGCGACGCTGGGAAGCGGGGCGGCGTCCGATCTGATAGCGGTTGTACATGGATAGCGCCACCGCTTTACGGAACACATCGTTGGTGCGCTCCTCGATGGTGTTGGTCCTGGGGTTGAATCGCTCCAACGTTTTGCGGGGGACCAGTGCCTCGAAATCAGATAATTTCAGGGCATCGGGGTCTTTCCCCAGACGGGCCATCCGAGATCCCAGGTCGTCAGCGAAGCCGCGAGTTGCCCGATCAGCAATATCAATCAACGACTCTTTCGACAGGTCGGCGTGTTTGATGTCGCCTGCGTATTCGCGGGCGAAGCGCCGCTGGCCCAGCGACTCACTGGCGACGGTGCTGGGATTGGTCGCCAGGATTGCGGACTGCTTCAGCCAGCCACCGAAGTCGTTGGCATAGTCGTTATCGACCGCACGCTGGCGCTGGGCGTACCACTTGGTGTTCTCGTTGGACGCCAGAGCACCACCGACCGTTGCAACCGACCGCAGACCGGGGCCGCGCAGCCCCGCTGTGGCCTGCTGGGCCATGCCACCCAGTTGGGAGCGCACTTGGCTTTCCTGGCGGGCCATGCGGGCCTCAAAGGGGTCCGTCAGGGGCCGCAGGGCTGCACCTGCCATCTTCTGGATGCCTGAGAAAGCGTCCTGCTCGGCCACATCCAGTGCCCGCTTGAAGCCGGGGTTGATAGCACCACCGGCATTCTTGAATGCCGCCCAGGCAGCGACCACCCCAGAGCCGATCACGGACGCTCGGACCATGAAGTTGGTGGCCTTGGCCATGCCTTGCCACACCCCCTCACCCAGAAAGGGCAGGGCTTGGCGGGACTGGGCTTCGAAGGCAGCGGCGGCATTGGCCATTGCCATTGGCTTTTTGGGATCGGTCACCGGCAGGCCCAGCGCCTGCCCCAGGGCCTCGGCGTTCTTCAGTGCCTGGGGTACAGCCTCCAGTTGGGCAGTCACCCGCTCCAGCTTCTTGGCCCCTTCGTGGCACTCGTGGTCTTTGGGGATGCAAGTGCCACCGCAGAGCTTGGAGACCGCTGGGTTGCACTCGACTTTGCGTTGGGAGTATTGGCGGGGTTGGGCGACCATCTGGCCGCTGCTGCCCATCGCAGGACGTTGGCTCTGACTGGGCTGTTGGGTAGCTCCACTCAGGGAGGGGCCTGCGCGTAGCTGGCGAACCTTTGCCAAGTTGGCTGACACCTGCTGACGGAGCTGCGGGTCCACCGAAGACAGCGACGCTTCGATTTCACCCTCGGTGATGCGGGGCGGCAGAGACGGGTTGTTGGACTCGCGACGGCGACGGTTGGCGTACTCGCCAATGGCCTGATGGTCCGAGCCCATCCGTTGAAGCTCCTCGGGGTTGGGTCGGGTCCGATAGTTCTGTTGGGAGGTGGGGCTGGATTGGGGTTGAGTCGGTGCCAGACCACGACGGCGCTGGTCGTGTTCCTTGAAGTAGCGATCGCCACCATCGGCATCCAGCAAGCCTTTGGCATCCTCATCCCAGGCTTTCTGGGCAGCAGCGTGACCCTGGAGCTGACGCAGCCGATTCAGATAGGAGGTCGTCTGGTCGGCATTCAGTGACTCATTACCAGCCAGCTTCTGGCGATAGCGATTGACCTGTTCTTCGGCTTTGGCCCGCTTGGCATCATCCAGCGGTTCGGGGGCGTCCGCCGGACTGACGGTACTGGGTTGACTGAGCTTGGGGGCAGCAGAGGAGATCGTCAAACCGCTACGCAACGGAATCGTGGTGACCGGCTTCTTGGTTTCGGTTGCGGCAATGGCAGCGTTGACATCGTTTGGATTGGTAGAAACACCAAAAGGGTCACGCGCCAGATTGGAGGGTTTCTTGCCGACCCGCAGACGATCAACGTTATTCGAGATCGCCTCCTCGATGGTGTCATCTAGGTCATCCGGCTCCCATTGGGGGCTTTCAAAGATTTCGTTGTTGCGCTTCTTGGCCCGGCGGTACACTTCATCCCGTAACTGCTGGAGTTCATCGGAACCCAAACGGATCTTCTCTTCTCGGAGATAGTCGTCGATCCAACCGTCCACGTAGTCACGAAGCTCGGCTTCGCTCTCAAAGAAGTCCAGTCGCAGCGTCCCTGCAATGCGCAGTGCCTGGAGTGCAATGTCTTTCGTAATCGCCTGCATCAGATAGTCCCCCGCAGAATCGCCCGGTCCAGTTCACTCAACAGCTCCACTCCCGTACAGCCCTGTAGGGTGGCCTGGGCGGCGCTACGCGCCCCGCGCAGATTGCCGAACCCAACCAGCAGTGCTGCTTCGGTGGGACGCCCCGCTTCGTCGGTCCGCACAGCCTTGTACAGCTTGGTGCTGTCGCTGCCACCCAGCACCACCCGGTCGTAGCCGTTGCGGGCTGGGTGCCCATACCGATCCACCAGATAGCCGTGGCCGGGCGTTCGCCCGCTAGTGCGTTGGGTGACCGCAACCGTCAGACCATCAACGCGAATCAACTCCACAGGGTCAGCCGCATCCATCTTCATACCCAGCTCGGCCAGATAACGGTTGAACTCCTCGTCGCTCATCTGGGTCAGGTCGGGGGCGGTATCGCCCCCTGCGTTGGGGTCATTTCCTGCTGGTTGGTCTGGTTGGATGGGGTCCGTGCCCGGCGGGGTTTGGGCGTTCGGATCGGCACCCGGCATTCCCTGCTGGCCAGGAACCATTCCCGGCTGGGGTTGTTGGCTGGGATCCAACGACTCATCCAGCACCACTTCAATCGAATAGTCGGTGCCGCCGAAGCGGGACTCGCGGATTTCCTTCGCGGCCACCGCACCCATCTGCACATAGGTGTTGTCGGCCTGGGCCATCTGGACTCGGAGTGCCACTTCCTCCTCTTCGGTGCGCGAGAAGATGGGCGGGAACACCACCTGCCATTCCTGGGGTTCGCGGCCTTTGGTCGGACCCTCCTGGCTCAGGAAGATCAGACGGCACAGTTCGCGGAACGGCTTTTCGATGTGCGAACTCTGCCAGTTCCCAACCAGTTGCGCCCAGGCCCGCTCTTCGTATCGGCCTTCCTTGCCCAGCCCGCCGGGCGACTCACCCATCAACAAGGTGCGGGGAATGCCGGTCGCCGCCTGGAGGTCCATCGTGATGCGGTCCATGACCCCATCCGTCCCCGTCAGGTTGCGGTTGATGAACGCCACTTCCTCGCCCTGGTCGATCACCATCCCCCCATACAGGGAACGGGCCAGGGTATTCGCTTCCAGCCGCCGCTTGAGTGCGCTCTCCTGGCCTGCCGCCACCTTCTGGGCCAGACCGGGGAGCGTATGCACAAACAGGTCACTCTCCAGCAGCATGTTCCCCAACGCTTGAACGCAGGAGCCGTAGTTTTTATAGCTCTGCCATAAGAGCTGTAAAACCGATAAGCCCCACCCGTTATTGCGCTGCCGCAAATCCCAGGGCAGATACATGCCGTCGAACCTCAAGACCCTGGACCTATGCACCAACTCATAGGTCATCCCCAGGTTGGTTTCCTGCCCCTGGAGGGGGACGGGCTTACTGGTTGAGATGCGATAGTAATCGGGATTCTCGTAGTTCCAGATGGACGTTGTTCCGTCCGGGTGGATTTGATAACGCGATAGTGGCACTACACCCCGGACGGCGCGAATGCGTTTTTCATTGATAGGCTTGTCATGATTCTGGCCATCGTCAACCAGAATCAGCAGAACAGCACCACCGTAAAGTCGCTGTAGCTTTATCACTTCCACTAGCTTGTGGAAGAAGCGCATATCACCCAACAGCATCTCCAGGCTGGAGATGACTTTGGTATCGGTGGTATCGCCACCCAGTTGGATGGTGGGATGCTCCCGAACGCATTCATCCGCAATCAGGTCCACGACCCGACGTGGGATCGGGTCCATATACAACGCTTCCAGCTCACTCTGACTCAGATAGGGCTGCTGGATGATCGCTGTATAGGCAGACTTGTCCTTGCTGGTTCCCAGACCGCTAACAGCGTTAATCAGCGCCCCATCCAGCCGCGCATCATCCACCAGGGACACTGATTCGTCTGGCATACCCGCAAACACAATTACCCCTGCCTATCAGGTTAGGAGGGGTTCGGCAAAACTGGTCGGGTTTTGTATGACCAAGTGGTCGGTTCAGATCAAGTCCCACCAATAGCTGGAGGTTTTGGTCTCGTTCTCGTGATAGGTCGCCAAACAGTGGGCCAGTGCCATCACCATGTCATCCCGATAGCCGGGGGCGGCTTCACGCTTGCGACCATCATCGGACTGGCGGAACCGCTTCAGCTCCTCCACCAGGGGGCAGTCGGCGGGGAACGTCAGATGATTTCGCTCCAACATCAGACGTATGCGGTCGGTGTTGGCAATCTTGCGGGGTTGGGTGGTCAGCACGGGCTCAAACGGAATGCCCAGGTACTTCTTTTGCAGGGCTTCCATGACGATCACACCACCCCCATTGGCCTCGACCGACACCAAGGACGGGTTATAGCCATCAATCAGCTCGGCCACCTGATGCAGGCTGTATTCGGTGGTGCGACCCGCTTCGTAGTACCACCCAACCACCGCATAGGGCGGCTTCGTCATATCCAGCACGATGGCCGCAAAGCAGTCGCTACCGCTGAAGTTGGGGTCCACCCCAATCCAATAGTTGCGCCCCACCAGACCCTCCTGACGTTCGCCCTGGGTGGCCCGCTCAATCAGCTCCCGGCTGTAGAGTTCGCTGTCTGAGGCGGCGAAGTCGATTTCGTATTCGACCCGCCATTGCAGATCCGTCAGCTTACGCTTGGCCTTGGTCTTTTCGGCCCATTCAGGATCCGCCGCATAGACGGGGTGCTGGCTGTAGTGGAGCGTGACTCGGTTCCAATCGTCATCAGCACCATCCCACAGATCCCAATAGAAGCCGCTGCGCCCGTTCGGCGTCGAATTCAGAACGATCCGACCTCGGTCCCCCAACATGGACAGGGTGGGAGCCGCACTCTGGTACAGGGCGTCGATGTTGGGGATGTACGCCGCCTCGTCAAAAATCAGCACCGAGACAGAGGGCAGACCCCGCGAGGCACTGGAGGTGGCAGGCAGGAAATGGATACCACCACGTCCCTCAAAGCTGATAGCGGTGTTGCTCTCGGTTAGAAATGCGGGACATAGCTCACCCAACGAGTTGGCCATCAAGCGAATACGCTTCCCCAGTTCGCTGGAGTCGTTCTGGGTTTTGCTGAAGACGGCGGCTGAAAACCCAGGTTCTCGCAGCACTCGCCACAGCAGATAACTGCATAGCGTTTCACTAATCCCTAGCTGGCGGGACTTGGCGATGATGGTGTTCGGGTGGTGCTCGATGGCATCAACCAGCTCCACCTGAAAGGGGTATGGGTTGAACTTGGAGACCTTGCCGCTGGTGCGGATAGTCGTCAGCTTGGCAAACTCGGCCCAGGTGTCAGGGATGTCGGTGTGGACTTCAACGTCATCCTGGCGGCGGGCCTGGATCTTGCGCTCCAGCATCTCCGTCCGACGCTTCAAGGCTGTCAGTGCCACTCGCTGTATCCTCCAGGCTGGACAGCCGCTTCTCTAGGTGGTGGGTTTCGTACCCGGCGCGGGCCACATCAATCAGCAGTCTGGCAGCGGCCAGACGGTCAGCGTTGCGGGCATTGCCGTCCTGCATGATGGCGCGGATCGTCTCCACCGCTTCATCATTCGTCTTGAGAGCCCTCAAATAGGTCTGCTCAAACATATAGGCCCGAACTTCTTCGACAGCCTTCAGGAAGTGGGGGTTCTTCTTGCGCCACTGCCAGATCGCCTGATAGGTACACTGGGCCTTCTCGGCAGCGTCGAAGGGACGATACCCGTTGGCCAGCGCCTCAGCGGCAACCTGTTGCTGTTTGGTCAGATGCGGATAGTGCTTGTCCATGACCAAAAGATAGCCAATAAAAAAGCCCCACACCCAACCGATTGGCTGGATGCAGGGCTTTTGGGTTAGCGGGAAACCATCTCGAACGCCACCTTGGTGGCATTGTCGATGACGGACTGACCAGTGCCGAACCAGATACGGTTCAGACGCTTGGCCGCACGTTCCGTCTCGTCGGTATTGCGACCCTGTTGGTGGGTCTCGTACTCGGTGACGGCTTGGTAGGCACCCCAGAAGGTGCCACGGTATCCGGGGATTTGATACCCCGTCCCAGCCTCAAAGTTGTTCATCAACTTCTCATAGTGCTGGAGCTTGTCGGGAGCTTCCATCGTTTTGGTCTCCCGGTTATAGAGCTGCTTGGCGTATACCTTTTGCAGGTACTGCCGGAACAGCTCTGTTGTGCAACTGGTGCGTTGCAGCAGGCCGAAGTTTTCGACCCCTTCCTTGAATTGCCTGCGCTTCAGGTCAATGAAGTCAGGCATATCGCTGATGCGATCCACCACGTTTTTGGTGTGGCGCAGCTTCAAACCTTTGCGGTTTGCAGTGACGTACACGTCGCCCGTGTATTGGGCGCGTTCCCGACCGAACACAGCGTTGTGTGCCCAGCCGAGTGTGTTTGCGCACACGACCCTGGTGTTTGTAAACATCCCGCCGAAGGCGGTTGTTCCATCGTGGCTGTTGAAGACCACTAGGAATGCCTCGCAAGGGTCAGTACCACCTACGTCGGCGATACCATCCTTGATGCGGGCAGTGATGGCAATCTTGCGACCACCATCCAACGAAACGGCTGCGTCTAGTTGCAGATCCCCGTCCTGAAGGAGCGGGTCCAGCATCTGGAAACAGGTCTGGTTCTGAATGACCCCATACGTGTCTCTCACGATGGAGAGGGCCGCTTTGGTGTCGCTTCTGCGAAGCACCTTATAGCCTTCGATGGAGCCGTGTTCGTCCTGGGGGTCGTAGTATTCAACCACCCAGTCCATACCCGCCAGCTTCAGGGCTTCAGCGGAATTGGGAGCGTCCGCGACCACCGTCCCCAGACGGTGCCAAGCGGGCTCTTTGACGAACATTCCAGAGTCGAATTGATGAGCCATGATCGTGATCGTGTTCCGTTGTTATGGACTGACGGCACTTAGTTGGTTATCCAGCAGCCCCACGTGGAGGGGTCCGTCCTGCTGCCGGGGCCAGGGAGCCAGCTAGCTCCACTTGCCCAGTTCATGATTTGGTTAGCTGGAGTTATACCAGCTCAAGTGAAATTATTTTATTTCAGGTAGTTGAATCGTGTCAACCTATTCTGGATAAACTCGGATCCGTCCAGACCAGTTGCCCCCCACGCCCAGGCGCGAGGCCAAACCTCCAGACATATCCAGCTCACATGTGCCAGAACAGGTATCCGTGACCGGCACGTTATAGACGCAGCGGTCTTTGCGGCAAACAGTAACGCGCCGCCCAAACCATTGATCTGAGGCGGCGCTAACAGCGGTATGCCAATAGATTTTGCCGCTGGCGGTTGGTCTCCCGTGAAAATCGGGATGATAGACCGTACCGTGTGTGGCCATAGCCGGGGCGGCGCTAGTGGCCAGGATTGCCAAACTAGAGAGTAGTTTCTTCAAACGTTTTCGCTGAGTTCGACGCCTGTGTTGGTTGGTTATCCAGCTCCACCACGGGGAGGTCACAGGCTGGGAGCCGTTGGGGGCCGAAGCCCCACATTCTAGATTTCGGTCAGCAGCTCCAGGCAATAGGCTTTGGAGCCTACGGGGTGGACGCTAGCGATAGCGCCCTCTGCCGAATAGAGTTCGCGGACTTCGTCCGCATTGGAGGTGGTGGTCAGCAGCACCTGGGCAGGACGCCCGTCGGTGTACCGGACACACACCACATAGGTCCGCTTGGGTGCCAGGGCACCTTCAGCGGGAGCTTCACTGGAGGAGCGCCGCTTGCGGGCGACCGCTTTCTCCTGTTTGACCACCTCCAGAGCTTTGGATTGGTGGTCAATCGAGCCCTGGGCGGATCGGGTGATCTGGAGGGCGTCGTTGATTGAAATCATCTTGGTTTGGACTGCTTCCAGCACCTCGGGGGATGCTGCAATCAGATCCAGACGGTTTCGGATTGTTTGGACAGACTTGCCCAAACGTTTGGCAATCTCCACCTCGGTGTGGCCCCAGTTCAGGAGCCGTTGGATGGACTTCGCCTCTTCCAGAGGTGTTAGCTGCTCACCCGTATTGGTGAGCATGGCTATATAGAGCCTGTCGATGTCCGACATGTTCTTCTGGACCCGGATTACCGGGACTTTGAGTTCGGTAAGCCCTTCCTGCATGAGTTGCAGGCAGGCCCGCAAACGCCGTTCGCCATCTACCAAGTGGGTTTCGCCATTGACGAACCGCACTTGCAGCGGCGTGATGACCCCCTGTTCGCGGATCGAGTTCTTCAACTCGTCCAGCTTGTGGGGGTCGAAGTGTTCGCGAGGGTTCCACCCCTCGTCGATAATGATGTCCGCAGGGGACATAACGTAGAAATCTTTGCGCGTGAAATCGGCCATGTGATTCTTCCGTTGTTATGGAGTTGATCCAATTAGCAAAACCAGCACCACCGCGTGGAGGTTTGGATCACGGTGCCACGGGGCTTGAGCCCCCAAACGTTATTTGAAATTTGCAAATGCCTGATCAGGATCTACCTCAAGGACTGGAACGCGCATATAGACGCCCTCCGCATGAAGCTCCAAGCAGGCTTTTAGCCGCAGATAACCATCTACCAATTCAGGAACCCCCAAAGCCCCGCCAATGCGCCGGATACGCAAGGGCTTGAGGACACCATTACGTCGAATGGATTCTTTCAGCTCTGTAACTTGCTCCTGAGTGTAGGTGTTCGGGTGACAGGCTGGTAGAACCTTGATAAGCCGGGGTTGAATCATGTACACGTCATTGCGAGGCATTATCGTATCCCGTTGTTGTTTAGGAGATCCAATCAGCGAAATCAGCACCACCACGCGAAGGTTTGGATCACGGTGCCACGGGGGCAGTGCCCCCAAAAATGTTTACATCTTAAGAAATTGCCACTGCACAGAGAATATCATTTCTGACAGTGTCGAGTTCCTGCGTATGATCCAAGCCCAGTGCTTGGGCAAAGGAGCGAATCTGGGCTTCGGATGCTGCCGCAACGGGCAGCTCTTCCGCCAACAGCTTGTCAATCTGGTCCAGGGCCAGCTTCAGTTTGATAATCATCGCTTCGGGCTTTCCAGCCACGAATTCGAGGATCGTCTTAGCTAGCTGCCAAACCCAGTGCATGAGCTGCTGGGTTACGGCTTGGACGCCGAGTACCACTCGCTGGATAACGATTCGCGCCTTGTGAATCAGAGAACGCAGTGCGCTTTTCAGGTCGGTCATTTGTGGTTCCTTTGTGTTGTTTGGTTTGGCCGATATTTGTATGCGCCTCGGAACCGGGCGCAGCATCCAAAGCCGCAGCGACTTTCAGTCGCAAGCTGTCCGTGGACATACGGCTGTAGTTGCGGATTCTCAAACGTTTGGCGAGAACCAACAGGTCACGCCGGTTATCTGGAATTGCACTAGGGGCGGGTGGTTCGGGGTGGGTTGGGGGTGGAGCTTCCGCCAAACGTTTGGCAGCAAACAGCTCCACCAGCCAATCCACAAGCGCCCAAACCAGCGCAGCAAACAGCACCACCGGATAGGCCGGATGGTTACGGTCAATCGTGTTCATTTGTTTTTCCTAATGCTGGTAGCGCCACCGTGTAGAGAGTGGGGCGCTAGTTGTTGAATTATACCACGATAAGCGTGGTTGCTCCCTCTGCGTTTGAACCCCGGCTTGGGACGGGCGTAGGCCGCATTAAGCGTGGGGCCGAAGCCCCACTATGGTTAGCAGAAGATGTGGCTCTGATCGCCGTATCGGATCTCGTAGAAGTCGCCGGTTTCCAGCTCCTCCCACGCACCTTTGTAGTCGATGTTGTGCCGGATCAGATCCGGCAGCGAGTCCACATCCACGCTCTCGTGGATGAATTCATAGGCGAATTCCCAGGCATAGTCATAGGTGCCTCGGTACGCCTCGGCGAACTCCTCGACGCACCCCCACCGCATGTGGTGGTAGGTACAAGAGTTCCACTTCAGATACAGCTCCCATTCCAGCTTACGGGCTTCGATTTCTTCGAAGTCCTCGGCAATCTGGCCCAGGTCAGCCAGGGTGGCGAATTCGCCGAGCTGGCCGCCGCATCGTTCGGAGTCGTGGATGGCCCACTCCTCGGCGATGTCGCCGGTCTTGCGGGCGTAGGGGGATTGGGCCAGCATGGCCTGGATGGCCTGCTCATGGTCCGTAACCCCATCCAGCTCCAGCCAGCACCCGTGTAGGATGCCAGCGTTGTAGTCGCTCAAGCTGGCAATGTATACCGCTGGAGCATTTTGAGTTAGAGTGATGGTCATGGAATTTGTGATTCCGTTGTTTGGTTTACGACCCCTGGGACAGAGAAGTCGCCCAGGGGTTTTTTTTGCGTGAAACGTGAAATTATCCAATTTCGGAACTGGTTAGCGCCACAGCTTCTCCTCACAGATTCGTGTGGGCTGGCCAACCAAAAGCTGATAGCGTTTGGCGGAAGCCAGACTGTCGAAGTATCGTTCTGCCCACCAGTGGTGGGTATTGGAGTCATAACGCTCCACCACATATAGCGTCGTCCACTTCGGCACTACCGAGTCGAAGACGATATCGCGTAAGTCGAACGTACTCATTCACACGACCCATCAGCTAGAAAGGTGGTGCAACCGTTGGGCAGTCGCCCAATCAGGTGGCCGTTCCACCGCAGCATTGCGGGGCTGTGGGTGGGAGCTATGTCGAACCGTAGCTCCCGCAGAATCTCTGTGGGGTGTAGCCCGTAGTCACGACACCACCTATTGAGTAGGTGTCGCTGGGGCTCACTCAGACGCCGCAGGGTTGGTCCCTGCTCATATGCCTCGTAGGAAGAGAGGATCATGTTTTGATTCCGATGTTTGGTTAGTCACTCGTTGGTTGGTTATCCAGCACCACCGCGAGGAGGTCGAGTGTTGGTGCCACGGGGCTCGGAGCCCCAGTCCGCTAGTCGCGGAGCAGTACCGGCATCAGATGACAGTACAGTCGAACGCCATCCTCCAGCTTGGCGCTGAAGTGCAGCATCGAACGGTTGGTCTTGCCCCATTGCAGGGACACAACCGTTCTCGGACACAGAGCCACTACCACCCCCAGGAAGTCCTGGGCGAGGCGGGCATCGAAGTTCAGCGACTCCACCCCCTGGGACTCGGTTCCCTCAATCAGGGAATCAAGGTCGGGGAATGTATACCCCGCATGGGCGGTGGAAATCTTCTTGTAGTCGAGGTGCATATTCGCACCCTTTTTCCGATTCAGAACATGCGCGATGTCCGAATCGAGAATATCGGCTCGGTGAGCCGAGCCCAGCCGACCCTTGGCGCGAAACTCGGCCACATTCAGGATGAGTTCGTCATCCCGCATATAGCCGCATGTTATAGCCTTGTCGGCTGTTATGTCGTAAATCTCGGCAGGAACTGCCGGGATCTCGATTCGGAACATCCGCCAGCCATCCGTGGCATCCAGCAACAGCTTCGTGCCGTTCTGGACTTTGCGAATTCGTACAACGTTGCTGATGGGCAGCTTCGTTGCGTCTTGGCTGGAGAACTGGACTGCTGCCCACAGAATACGGGGCGGCAGGATTGCGAGAAGTTCGCCGTTCATGGTTGGTTCCGTTGTGTTTCAGTTGTTTGGTTGGTAGCACCACTCAGTCGAAGTCAACACCACCACGTGAAGGTGGGTGCTATTGGTGTCGTGGGGCCGAAGCCCCTAGGGTTAGGCGACCATCTGATTCAGGCGACGATATTCGTCCTGGGTGTATTCGTATAGTTCTGCGATACCCACCGGACAGAATGCCTCGTGGATTGCCGGAATCAGACTGACGGACATTGAGGCGTATAAGTCCCCATTTATACAGTCTGCATTAGGCAACTCAAAAACGTCGTGAGCATGCCCGGTTTGACACAAACCACAAGGCAGATGCAGCTCAACCCGCAGCTTCATAGCTGCAAGGCTTGTTATTGCTTTTGGGGTGTAGGGAGACTCATACATAACTACATTGACTTGCATAAACATGTACCGAACCAGTAACAGTTCAGTAGTTCCATTCAAACGCTCCGGGGTCTCCCAAAGTTTTTGAATGAATAGTGGGTTAACGCTAGCCAATGCAAGCTGCTTCATGTCATACAGATTTTTGAAGTTCATTGTGATTTCGTTGTTTGGTTGGTTGCTCGTTGGTTGGTTATCCAGCACCACCACGGGGAGGTGAGCATTGGTGCCACGGAGCCCACAGGCTCCGCATCCTTACAGGGTCATCAGTTGGTAAAGGCAGTAGAGAATGATTATCAGTCCCACTATCAGAATGAATAGTGCGCCTTTTGGGTTAAGCGCAACGAACAACAAGCTGCTCATGGCTTTTCTCCTGGGTATTGGTTGATTGAAACACGGGCAGTTTCGGACCCTGGTCGATTAGTTCCAAGGAACGATAGCGACGGCGCAGATGCGCCTCGCGGTTGATTGTGTGAAACATGTTGTGATCCGTTGTTTGGTTGATCAGTTGGTTGGTTATCCAGCACCACCACGGGGAGGTCTGATCGGGGTGCCACGGGGCTCTAGGCCCCTGCTGCTAGGGCAGCACTTGAACGGGAAGAACGTAGCTACGGGCATTGCAGGTTTCGCCGTAAAGATCGAGGATGCGATCTCGCTCAACATCAGCGGCTGCCTGTGCGGATTCTTCCGTTGTGTGGATAGTCAACGGATTGAAGTCGGTGCCACCCTCATATACGTCGTACCAAGACACGTAACCCTGAAACAGGGTTACAACTGCGGGGGCTGCAAAAACCTCGTCTTCGGTGATAGCGATTTTGTCCCGATCAGGGGGGACAATCAGCTCCTCCAAAGAGGAGATTCTGGTTTTTGGCACGTCAGCACCTTCGCAGAACTCCAGGGGGTCGTACCCAGCCTGGAAAGCACCCTCCAGGGATGCTTGTGCGGCGCTCAAGTCACCATCTACTTCCATGTAGATGGTGTAGTTGTTGCTGTAGACAACTACAGCCTTGTAGTAGCGAGTCATGGTTTATTCCGTTGTTGTTTGATTGCTCGTTGGTTGGTTATCCAGCACCACCACGTGGAGGTTGAGCATTGGTGCCATAGCGGACCAACCGCGAGTGCGGCTGGTCCAGTTCAAACGCTTTAGACGATTTGGATGTCGTAGTACAACTGACAGCCCCGCTCCGCGAGGAAATTCAGTATCTGCTGCTGGAGTACATCCGCAGGATTACGATCCTGGGATGCGAGTTCCGCACAGGTGACGCTCCGAGGAGCGTCGGGATTCTCAGCCACATGCAGCTCCAGGGCCTTCAGGGGGACACCGCGCTTGGCTTCGACGGCTGTCATATAGGCAGCGCAGAGGTTGTACAGCTCCACATCGCGTTGCGGCGTTACGGGCGTGACCTCGTCCGTATGGACATCCAGACGGGCCACGACCCGAATGGTTTCAATCTCGACTTGGGGTTGAGGTTGATAGTTGAAGTGACGCTTACTGACTGCGGTATAGGTGCCGAAGGCAGTTTGCTGGGTCTTCTTGTTAGAGAAAAGTCCGAACATTTTTTGTTGATTCCGTTGTTGTTTGGTTGCATCACTTGGTTGGTTATCCAACACCACCACGGGGAGGTGGATGCGTGGTGTCATTGGGGCCGAAGCCCCAAAATTAAACCCAATCATCAGGTAGTTCTGCTTCGCAATCTATAGCGAACAGATCACCATCCTGATACAGGTAGTATTCGACTGAAGAATTATCGAACTTAAGACGTGCTTTAGCTAGGACTTCGTCCCAGCAATCCCAGTAATTTTCTGCGTCTGGTCCTGCAAGAAGCACATCTAAGTCTTCTTGCATAATACCTAACAAAGCGGAGGTATTACCGTATTTTTCAGCAAATCTTTTGGGGACATAGACGCCAAAACAGCCGTCTACTATAAGCATTACTGAGTCCATTTGCTATTCCTTTGTTGTTTGGTTGCATCACTTGGTTGGTTATCCAACACCACCACGGGGAGGTGGATGCGTGGTGTCATCGGGGCCGAAGCCCCAGCGTTCACAGGACAGCATCGAACCACGAGTGCAGGTCGCGCACTAATGTGCGAACTTGCCAGTAGTATTCGTCCTGATAGTTTTTGTCTAAAGTGCCGCTCTTGAACTCCTGCTGGAGGTAATCCAGATGGAGCTTTAAGTAAAAGAAGGCGTTATCGACTGCTTGAATTTTCATCATGTACTGAGTCGCTGGTAAAACCAGATTCAGTTCAGGCGCTACGTTTGTAAATTCGTAGTGCCAGCAATCCAGATACACCATATGGTATTTAATGATTTGCACCGCAACCCCTAGTTGTTGAGGGGTCATCGGACCATACACATATAGCTGCTCTACGTCATTGAGTAACCTGTGTATAGCCTTGATTTTGGTGTTAAGGATTTGCAGATTCGCTTCAGCTTGCGAGATTTCGGTAGTCATTGATTTGTGATTCCGTTGTTTGGTTAAGTCAATTAGTTGGTTATCCAGCACCACCACGAGGAGGTTTGACTTTGGTGCCATCGGGGCCGAAGCCCCAGAGCTTACAGAACGTCCGCCAGCCAGTTTTCGTAGGCTTCGCAGGCGTTTGTAATGATCTCGATTTCTTCGTCCAGTTCCGCCTGAGTGAGACGGCCAGCGAGGTAATCCTTTTCCAGCTTGTTCAGCTTGGCCATCTGACGGTCGAACCCGTCTTGGATGGCTCGGATTTGGTCTTCCCGCGTGATGCGGGAAGCTTGTTGGCTGCGCTCGATGCGACGGACCAGGGTATTGAAGTTGGACATTGTTTGTTCCGTTGTTGTTTGGTTGTTACTTGTTAGTTGGTTATCCAGCACCGGCGCGGGGAGCCCAAGTAGTGGTGCCACGGGGCTTGCGCCCCAAACGTTATGCAAGTGCCTGACAGGCTGAAACCGCCTCATCCAGCGAGTCGAACCCGCACATGACGCGGCAATCATCCGCCAGACTGAGCGTCCATCCCTGGTCAGTTTCGTACTGACACAGGAAGCCATCAGCCCGGCTGACGCTGAAACCAATTGGTTTTTCGTCATCGCCTAGACACGAGATAACACGGAAACGACCGTCGAACTTGATTCCGGGGAAACAGGTTTCGACGGTATCAGCGAACTGGTCAAAGCTCAGGAAAGTCATCGGTTGTTCCGTTGTTGTTTGGTTGTGCCCCTCTGCGTTTACCGGACTTGGGACCGGCCAACCAATTCAGAAACTGGTTGGGTCGCATTAGCACCACTCCAGCAAACGTTTGGCGAGGGCCGCACGTGCTGGCGTGTTGCTTCTGGTTGGGACGTACCGCACCCACTCGGTGGACTAAACCGTGTCGTCTTCTCCCGTTTCGCGGACCAGATCCGCGCCTCTGTCACCCCGAGGAAGGGCCTTTTATTCAATTGGTCCGTTCAAATTGCTACTTCAGGGAACGAGCGCGGTCCGCTTCCGCCGGTTTGTTCTTTTTGTGACGGATCACCTTGAACCGTCCTGCGTTATTTGATTTGAGCTTTCCCTTTCGGTATGTACCTATTATAGCGCAACTCAACTTATAGTGCAACAAATAATTTGGAGAATTCCGGGTTATTTTCTTGGAAAAGCCCAGATTTTGACGCTATAACGGTACTTATAGTAAGAGAAACATCATGTCTGAGCACAATCCTGGGCTTCGCTTGCAGTTCCACCGCAAACTCCAGGGGCTGGAGCAGCGCGATCTGGCTGAGTGCCTGGGCGTATCCTCCCAGGCGATCTCGAACTGGGAGGGGAATCGGGCGACACCCCGCCTCAAGCCCCACCAGTACGCGACACTGCTGCGGATGCTGAAGCTGGAGCCTGACCAGCTAGCGGAGATTTATGCGACCAGCTCCACCTCGATGTGACCCTCGCCTGCGGGGTCACGCGCCCAATCCACCTCCAGGCGCGGGATGACTGCGACATGGTCATTCACCAGCACCCCAGCCTGGACCAGGGCATCCATGACGCTTCCCGCTAGGTTGTCGGTGTCGCCCCGCGCCACCGTCCCATACAGGTGGATTCGCAGGCAATCGATACGCTCTATAGGGGCTGCGTGGTACTGCTGCTGGAAGGAGGCAATGGCAGCGTCCTTCCACTGGCGATAGTTCGCAGGCATAAAAGCGTGACCGTTCTGGAAACGGGGGCGCGGCTTGCTCATCGGAGGTAGCGCCAAGCTCAACCGCAGCATAAACTTTATCCAGATTTGGTCATATCTCGATTATGACACTGGAGAGGCAAATGGACTCGCGGATGGCTGTGACGGTGTTGGCACAGACGCCAAACCCTCAGATGCTGGCGTGGATGGCAGCTCATCAGGACTACAGCGAGAACGCCGTCTTCCATGAGTTCTGTAAGGGCGAAGTTCCATCCGAAGAAGAGTGCGGACGGCGTGTCGTCAAACATTTGCTGGCAGGAGGACGGGGCCACTTCGGCCCGCTGGAGCATGCGTCAATCACATTCAACGTGATTGGATTTCCCCACGACGTACTCGTCCAGGCCAGAACCCATCGCATTTCCTCATTCGATGCCCAGAGCCAACGTTATACAGGCCAACGGGTCTGTAAGGTTGCGAAGGGAGAGTTGGATGTCGAGGATGTCTTTTATCTGCGCCCCGGACTGACCAATTACCGGGACCGAAGTGGCGCAACTTACTATTACAGCACCACCGAGGTTGCGTATCACCGGGTGGAGATATTGGCTGCGGCCAAACGTTATAACGAACTACTGGAGATGGGGTGGGCGGAAGAACACGCCCGCCAGTTGCTGCCACAGTGCATCCGCCAGCATTTTGTCGCCAGCTTCAATATGCGCAGCCTGATGCACTTTCTAACCATCCGAGGTAAGGCAGACGCACAGTTTGAGATTCGTCTGATGACACAGTTGATGCTGCCCCACTTTGAAGCCTGGGCACCCCAAATCTATGGGTGGTTCCAGTCCAACCAGTGGCAAAAGGGGCGACTCGCCCCCTAGACTGAGGCCAGTCCTGTCTCTCCAATTGGATACAGAGGAGCCGCTAGCCGTGAGAGCTGGCGGCTTTTTTCTGGTTGTACTCGTCCAAGCGTTCCATGAAACGGATTTCCTGAAGCATCAGCTCTGCCGCATCCAGTCGCACTACCTGGGCTTCTTCCAAATTCAGGGCAATCACACAATAGGCAGTGTCAATCCGCAGCCCCTGCTCCTGATACACGTGGTGCGCCGCCCTGCGATAGGCAGCCAACTGGCACATGTAATCCTCCAGATGCTGGGGCTTCTTGGGTCGCAGTGCATTCTTCCAGTCACACAGCACCACTTCGCCGTCCACCTCGCAGATGGCATCCAGCGTTCCGCTGAAGCCTAGCGGACTATAGACGGGGGCCTCCAGCACCAGGGGCTGGCCGACGTGGTTGGAGATCCACTGGTGGGCCGAGTTCCACCACCCCTGCCACACCCAGTGATAGGTGGGCAGCTCACCCCACTCCAGATACCGCTCAATACAGCCGTGCAGCCACTCACCTCGGGCGCAAGCGTCGGTGCGGATGCGTTCGGCTTCCTCAGCGCCGATGCGCTTGCGCCACGCCTCCAGACCCGCCACGTCCTTGGTTGCCGACAGAATCGCAGTCACAGACGGAAACACCCCTTGCGGGGTGCGGTAGTGGCGCGTTGGGCCATCGACCCGTTCGTAGCTGTAGCGGGGCAGGGTTACTCGCATGTGATCAGCAGTTGGTTAGGGGTAACGTCTAGTGCCGCTGCCAGCGACAGCAGCAGCTCCTGGGTGTAGGTGGTTCGGGTGCCGGAACGCAGCCGACGCAGTTGCTGCGTCGAGATACCCGTCATCTGGGCTAGATCATTCACGCTCAGACCCTTCTTAGTCATCAGAATTTGCAGATTCCACGCCAGACTGTTGGTTGTCATCGCAGATTTGAGCAATCAGGTATTGAGCATATTCTGTACCACGTTTAGTCAGGATCCACACTTGGCGAGTGCGTTGTGTTGTTGCATCGTAGCGGCGGTAAGACGCCTTTTGGATATACCCATTACGGGCCAATTCGGCAAACCGGGGTGTCACACTCTGGAGACCCAGTCCCCAATGCACACCATACAACTCCCAAGCTGCTTCAGATGAGGTAATGCCAAACTCACCCCTGGGATGTAGCAGTCGGATGATCTGGCGTTGCAGCGAGAATATAACGCCGTTGGCCTTGGCTTCCTTGAGGGCTTGAATGCTGGTGATGGACATAGCTAGCTCCACCTGACAAATCAAAAAAAAAGCGGGCACCCCCGCATTGGGGATACCCGCCGGTCTGTCATTGCTAGAAAGGCATGGTTTCGTTCACATCCGAGGTGAACGGGTCACCATTATCAAACAGTTTGCTCATGTCACAGAAGAACTCTGCGTAGGCTTTTTCGATGTCAGCCGCCAGCTTCTTGTGGGGCTTGGCTATCAGGGTGTATTTGGTCTCGCGACCAGTACCAGCCCGAGAAAGCTCCAGATCGTACTGGTTGGGATGACCCCAATCAGGGTCTTCACAATAGCTCTGAAGCGCCGCCAGAATCTGCTTCTGGACGAATTGCGCAATCTGGAACATCTGGAGATCGTAATTCCAGATGACGAAGCACATGAAACGCTTTACATCGGGAGAACCGTTGTCGCGCCTCTTGATATTGGCGGGGAAATCCTCACCCTTGGGGCACAGCGGCCACCGGATGGGCTTGTTTTCCTCCGTCCAACCTTCCCACCCATCTAGGGCGGACTGGCTCATGATGCGGAATCGCACAGATTCCCCATCGGCAACCTTGAGATAGCGCCCCTGAGAGCTGCTGGCCGCACTGTCCAGATAGGACTTGAAGTCGGCACTCATGAAGGAAGCTGTAGCCATTTGTTTAACCTATTCGTGATTTGGACATTGGACAACACACACAGCGCATGGACAAAAAGGTCTGGGCCTGTGTGCATCGACTTCGGTCGATGGGTGGAACCATCTCTAGTTCCACCCTGTTATTCTAATTTGGTCGTGTCCTTTTGTCAATGTTTGAATAATTTGGTTATCGGGTACTGAGTGCCTTATGCACCAGATCCTCGGTGCTGATCTCCATACCCAGAGCGGTCAGCACCTGGGCGAAGCGGGCAGCCTGTTCGCGAACCTCGTCAGGTGTATAGGAGGCGTTGCCCCACAGCACCCGAGTCAGGCGGCGCTCCACCTCGGGGCTTTCAGCTTGATACAGATCGGTGAACAGCTCGATGTCGTCCACCAGATCCTTTTGGTTGTCGATGAACCAAGCACGCACGACCTTGGCCATCCCACGGGTGATACGAGCCGCCTCCTCGGGGTTATAGGAGTCCACCTCGGGGCGCTCGGTGATACCCACAAAAACATTCAGCAGGTCGTTGAAGTCCATGACGGTCCCATCCGGGTTTCGCATGGCCTTGGTCCCCTTAAACAGGGTCATGTTGGCATGGCTGGGGGCCTCGCCTGCCTCGATGCGGGCAATCAGCTTGTTGACCTCGGCCAGAGCGATAAAGATGCGTGGCCCCGGCCCCGTCAGCTTCCCACTGACCAGTCCCGCGATCTGGGAGCTATGAAGCCAGCTTTGCTGGGTAGCAATCTCGGTTGCTCTAACCAGTCGGGGATGAGACCATCCACACTCTTCCATCCACCTCCTGAACATGATTGAGAAGGCTTTGGTGCCTTTCTCAAACCGATAGAGCAAGGACGTGGTTGGCACAGGGACGCTATCCATAGGCAGACTCCGAGCCGCACCAGTCTTATAGGCTTTGACCGGGGCAGGCTTTTCCAGAATGGTCAACATATGAACAAATCTCGCGACAGGACACAAAGTCTTAATAAGAAAAGTACCACCTAACCAAGGGCTTACGTAACCAAATCCGAATGCTAGGCTGGTGAGGCACAGAAAAAAGCGGTCCCGCACAGAGGAACCGCCTTTATGGAGCTATACAAATGCTTCACCAGACTATAGCAGAGTTCATTTCAATCCTGCCTGAAGAATGGTCATATCTGGTCATACCCAAGAAAGGCACGGTATTGATAGGCCGGGATGGGAAGCGCCACACCTATTGCGGGAAGCGGGCATGGGGAGGCACTACGAACTCCTATTGCAAGAGCGAATTGCTGGCAGAGCTGGCCCGCCTGGACTACGTGGAGGCTGTCGGCTTCAAGCCCGGCCCCCAGTCGGATGGGGTGGTGGTACTGGACATCGATTTGGCGGGTGCCCGCGACAAGCTCATCGAAACCTATGGGGAGTTGCCCGAAACATTCGAGGTACGCTCCACCAAAGGTGGGGGCTGCGGCAAGCTGCTATACCGCATCGAGGACCACTGGTTCAACAAGATCAAGGGGCGGCAGTTACGCAACGACCTGGGGTACGAAATCCTGTGGGGTCGGGCCTCGAACGCTGTGATCGTGGGTGAGTACCCCGGCAAACCCGAGCGCAACATCCCCGCAGGCACCTATGAGTGGTTGGGCACCCCCGACCAGATCGCCCCGGCTCCCCAGTGGTTGATCGATGAGATGCGCCGGGAGTTCCAGAAAGACAATCGTTTGACGGATGACGGTAGCCGCTTCCTGCCCAAGGACTGGGACACCAGCTATCGGACGGAAGCGCAGCTCGTCGAGGTGATCCGGCTGGCGTTGAGCGTGATCCCAAACGGTGGTCAGCACTCTGAAGACCAGTGGTCCCGCATCGGCTCGGCCATCTATAGCGTGTTGCCGAATGAGCGGGGGCTAGCCCTGTGGGAGGAGTGGTCCCGCCAGGACCGCGACTATCAGGAGGAGTGGGAGAACGGCAACCCCTGTGCGGATCGCTGGGCCAAGGGCTTCGTTGGCACCGTGAAGCTGGGGTCGCTGGTGCGGATGGCAGCGAGTGAACTGGCGGGGTCCGACAACGACGAGCAGGCGATCCGCTATTGGATCAGGAAGCACTTCGGCTCCCACGCTGAAGCCAACCAGCGGGTCGAGGTGCTGACCCCTGAGGACTTCCAACTGCCAAACGATTTGGCGGAACGCTACCTGAAGGCGACCCAGAACAAGGTCGGGTACGAGCTGCTGCTGACCGTCAACAACTTCTGTCGGTCCTACAAGATCCGGCACGACAAGCTGGAAAAGCTGGTGCGGACGTGGCGCACCGAGCAACGCCAGCAGAGCAACCCCTATCGGGAGTGCGCCACTCTGCGCGAAATGCTGGAGATATACAACCGGCGGGTGCCGGGCGAAGACTTCCTGATTCCTGGGCTGCTACCGATGGGTGCGGTGGTGATGCTGTATGCGGACGGGGGTTCCGGCAAGACGCTGCTGGCCAACTATCTGGCGGCACTGGTAGGCAATGCCATCGATCAGGCGCAGTCCTGGGGCAAGCTCCACATTCAGGGTGGTAGGGTGCTGTACCTGCAATCCGACCAGGGGGCCGAACGCGCTCTGTTTCAGGTGAGCGGTCTGCTTCAGGACCACCCCCTGATGGCGGGTAGCGACAACGTTCGCATGAAGTTCGGCTGGGACGCCAGCCGCCTGCTGGAGCTGATCGATTGGATCGAGGAGTGGGAGCCGAAGCTGTTGGTGGTGGACTCGCTGTTCCACATCAACCGCACGTCGATGGCCGAGGAGAAGGACGCAGCCTATGCGCATGTGCTGGATGACCTGCGCGAACTGGCTGAGACGTATGGGCTGGCGGTGTTGGTGATCCACCACGTCAATCATGGGGGCGCGATGCGCGGCAGCAAGAAGCTGCGCGACAACTGCGACGAGGTGTGGGCGCTCAAGCGCCTGGAGGGGGCCTCGATGGTGGACCGTCGCCGCCATCTGCATGTGGATAAGACGCGAACCGGGGTGCCGCGCACCCTGGCGCTGACCCTACAGGAAGACCTGACGTGGGTCATGGAAGGCGAGGTGATTGACCCCGACGACGCTAACAAGCCAGTACCACTCACCGACCGGCTGCTGACGTACTACGAAGGCCGCAAAACCAGTGACTGGGTCAGCCTGAGCAAGCTACGAACGAACATTATGTTCGAAAGCGAAGATAGGCGTCGCATGAACGAGGCTCTGATGCGATTAGCCAACCGGGGCCATCTGGAATGCCAGGACACCTCAGAGGGCAGGGCTTACCGTCATGTGCGCTGGAAGGGCCAGGAAGCCGTCGCAGCACCCTCCAGCAGCTTCATGCCAGGGGACGCGCCACCCGCCCCGTCAGCGGGCGCAGAGCCTGCACAGCGCGAGTCTCTGAGTGACTGGTTGCAGCGTCATGTCCGGTTCCCGCAGAGCCCGGACAGCCCCTAGCGGGTGAGATTCTGCTGAGACAAAAAACCCCACCTCACCAGGGTGGGGTTTTTTATTACCTGGAAATTTCGCGTCTATGTTTTGCAGCCTGCGGACGCTAGGGCCAAAACCCAGTCCCACACTAGGTTTTAGCCCGTCCGCACCCCCGTCCGCAGGGGGCGTCCGCACCCCCTCCTGCGGACGTTAGTCAAAGAAAAATACAGTACAGATATACAATATAGAATCCCTCTCTAGTGTTTAACGTGTATTACACACACTGTACTATAGAACACTTGTATGGGGGTGGAGCTTTGGTTTTTGGGGTTTTTGCGTCCGCACCACCCCTGCGGACGGGGGGTGCGGACGGGGGTGCGGACGCCCGCAAATCCTGTCCCTGCAAGGCTTTTAGCTCTAGCGTCCGCAGATTGACACGTACGCGGGATGGGACTGTGACCGTATGGTCACCCCACCCCGTCCGCATCGAATTTGTACTATATTTTTGAGTCTCACTGAGACAGACTCAATGTCAGGAAAGCTTAAATGAGTGTGAAATGTTCAACTGTGCATCAAAAGTCACATAGGCTGAAAAGACAAATATTGATTATTATCAATGTCACGATCCGCGCATCTGAATCTCGATGAGTCTGGGTTTTCTGCGGGAGTGGAGCTCTCTGAGAACACACATTTGCTGCTGCATAGCACCACCCCGGAACTGACTACGCTGTCATTGATACAAGGCGTAGAGACTGCGTGGGAGCTGGATCTCGATACAATATCCGTACGCAAGCTGACGACGATATTCAATGCGATGTCGTTGCACTTGGATCGAAGTTAGGGACAACCCCTTGATACATTTCATTACCCAGCCAGGGCAAATCCCCGAAGCCCTGGCAGCTCTGAAAGAGCCGTTGAACGGGGCCTATGCACTCGATACGGAAACCACGGGTCTGGACCCCCTCCAGGCTCGTGTGCGTCTGTTGCAAATAAGCAATGGCACAAACGTTGTGGTGGTTGACGTATGGGCGTTCGACCACACCATCCCAGCCCCCTTCCAGACCCTGCTTGAGGGACCGGAAACGAAGATCCTCCAGAATGCCGGGTTCGATTGGCGGTTTCTGCGGGCGAACTTTGGAGTGGTGCTGGGCGGTTCCATTTGGGATACGGCATTGGCCGAGCGGGTTCTGACTGTAGGTTCCACTCCCGCCGGAAAGAGTCGCTACGCATCGCTCAAACGTTTGGCGATGCGGTATCTCAATCGTGAATTGGACAAGAGCCTCCAGACCAGTGACTGGTCCCAACCCAATCTGTCGATGGACCAGATCCGCTACAGCGCAGAGGACGTACTGGTCCTGCACCCCATCCAAGAGCTTCAACAGAGCAAGCTGGTCGAGGCGGACCTGATGCAGGCGTTCCTGATGGAGTGCGGGTGCGTGGCTCCCGTCAACGATTTGAACCTGGGGGGCATCTGCGTGGATGTGTCTGCGGCCCATCGCCTCCAGGCCGACATCGAGGACGAGGCAGACCGCGCCCTGTTGGATTTCTGTGAGTCACTGGATGCGGCGCTACCCGACGACCAGAAGCTACCCAGACTGGCGGATGGGACTCTGAATCTGAATGCAAAAGCGTCGGGGCGCGGTGCCTCCAGGGTGCCTGCCGGGTTCAACCCCAACAGCTCCACCCAGATGGCCACCAAATTTTTGGCGCTAGGTTATCCAATTCCGAAAAAGGATGACGGTAACCCCACTCTGGACCAGAACCTGTTGGCCGAGCTGCGGGCGGACTATCCCCTGATTGGCCAGTATCTGGACATGAAGGGCAAGCGCACAGCCCAGGCAGGCATCGAGGAGAAGATCCTCAAGAAGCTGCATCCGGTAACCAATCGTTTGCATGCCGAGTACGACCAGTACGGGGCCGACTCGGGGCGCTTCACCTGTAGTAAACCGAACATGCAGCAAATCCCCCGAGAGGCGCGGTTCCGCAAACTGTTTGTTCCTGACCCTGGGTGTGTGTTCCTGATTGCGGACTATTCCCAAATCGAGCTGCGAATTGCGGCGGCGATTGCGGGCGAACAGCGGATGATCGACGCCTATCGGGAGGGGAAGGATCTGCATACCCTGACGGCAGCACTGGTCAATGAGATTGATGAATCTCAGGTGACGAAAGGACAACGCTCGGAAGCAAAGGCGCTGAACTTCGGGCTGTTGTACGGGTGTGGTGCTGCCAAGCTGCGCGAACAGGCCATCGCAGCCTATGGGGTGGACATGAGCCTGGAGCAGGCCACCGACCTACGCAACAGATTCTTCCAGGCGTATCCGAAGCTGCGGGCATGGCATCGACGCTGTAGCGAGGACCGCAATCCCTATGTGTATACGGTGGGAGGCCATCGGCGGTTGCTGGTGGGGCCTAATGACACGATGACACGCAGATGCAACACACCCGTCCAGGGCACGGGTAGCGAGCTGCTGAAGCTGGCACTGATTGCGCTGTGGTCTGAAATCCAGCACCACTCCAATCAGGCACGGCTGGCAGCGGTCGTCCACGACGAAATCGTGCTGTCCGTGCAGCAGGACCACGCCCAGGCGTGGGCAACTCGGCTGCGGGATTGCATGGAGTCCGCAGGCAATCTGCTGCTCCAGGGGCTGGTGCCCGTGGTTGCAGAAGTAGGAATAGGAACCGACTGGAGTGCAAAATGACGCTGAACGACAAACAGATTCGTGAGCTGTGTGAACAGGGACTGGTCGAACCCTATGCACCTGAGCTGGTTAATCCAGCATCGCTGGATGTGCGGGTCGGTAATTATCTGATGGAAGAGACCGAAGACGGCTCCCTATACAGAGTGTCGTTGGGCGATGTCTTCAGCCAAACCCAACCCTATCGGGTGTTGCCGGGGCAAAGCCTGCTGGTGGAGACGCTGGAGGTGTTTCATATGCCAGATGACGTTGCCGCCCAGGTGGTGCTCAAGTCGTCGAGGGTGCGCGAAGGCTGGAGTCTGGGGTTAGGGGGCTGGGTTGATCCTGGGTTCAATAACTCGGTTCTGACGCTACGATTACGCAATGACTGTCAGTATCGTAGTCTGACTATTTGGTCAGGTATGAAGCTGGCACAATTGTGTTTTAGCCGAATGGAACTACCCGAAGTTTCCTATCGGCAAGTAGGAAACTATAACAATGCCAGAACAGTTACCCCATCCCGCTAAAAAACGCTACATCAGAATGCGCGTTACTGGTGACCGTCAGACGCTGAACGAACTGCATCCGATGTTACGAACCCAGGCTGAAGCGTTGGGCTATAAGTTGGGATTCTTTTGGCTAGCTCCACTCTCGAATAATGAGAGTGTGTGGGAATTAAAAACCGGCTACAAGCAAGTGAGGGACTATGGAGTACGTACTGACAACAAATCGTCGTGACGGAGCCCAGAACTGTCTGGTTCAGGTTCGTGATGGTGGCTTTAAGGCTATCGCTGAATATACGCCCGAACAAATGTACAGAGGGTTAGTATTCACGAATCGCGAGGATGCCGAACACGTAGCTCGGCATCTTAGGATGCAATGGCGTCGTCCAGTACGGGTGTATTCGGCCCCCCAGGTTGAGCGACTATTACAAAATCCTCGCCCTGGAAAGCCCCACCGCTAGACTGGTGAAACCACAAATTTGGTCCCCTGTCGCTAGGCGGGGGACTATTAGCGAGAACTTCTTTATGGACATCCCTGCGTCCCTGGCCGTGACGGGTCGGGTGAGGAGCTGGCTGGAGAATCCGAGCAGCCGCTTACCCGTCAGTTGCACGGTTTTTGTTGTTGATGACGACATGGAAAGCCCGGAGGGCATCGAAGCCTCCTGGGCTTTTACGTCGAAAGCCCTGCGCAATGCAGCCGGGGTAGCTGTTCACCTGAGCAAGCTGCGCCCGAAGGGCACCGACAACGGCAAGGGGCTGGTGGCATCCGGTCCGGTCAGCTTCGCCCGGCTGTATAGCGCCCTGAACGAGGTGCTGCGGCGCGGAGGAACCTATAAGAATGGGGCTGTGACGCTGCATCTGGACTATGACCACCCGGATGCGCTGGAGTTCGTCACCACGGGGCGTGAGGTGCTGCCCTGGGCGAAGCGTGCGCTGAACGTGGATGACCAATTCCTGAATTGGCCCCATCTGGAGTTGGCAATGCGGGCAATGCAGCGGGGTGATCTGTGGTTGGTCAAGAAAGTGTACGACACCCAGGGGCAACGGGTGTATCACAACGTTTGTGTCTCAGGTGACACCCTGGTCCTGACCGACCAGGGGCCTAAGGCTGCTCGGGATCTGGTGGGTAGGCCCTTCACGGCAATCGTGAATGGGACTGCGCACCCGTCCACCCAGGCAGGCTTCTGGTCGAACGGGTTTCGCCAAGTCGTTGAGGTCAGCACTCGCGAAGGCTATTCAGTGCGAGTCACCCCAGACCACAAGCTGCTGACGGCCTCTGGGTGGAAACAAGCAGATGAGCTGGTTCAGGGTGAGAAGCTGTTGCTGAATGAGCATCGCACCGCTGAAGCACTAGCGTGGGGCGGCATAGGTGACTTCGACCAGGGCTGGCTTCTGGGATGGCTGTTGGGGGATGGCACTTACGCCTCGGCTGACCAAGCCAAACTGGACTTTTATGGTTCCAAGGCTGTGTTGCTGAATGATGCCTTGCAGCGCATCCAAACCCTGGACCACATGCTGCAAGGACATGGCCACTACAGCGAGATACGAACGGGTCACTCCAGCAAGACCGTAGATCGCAAATCCGTAGGATCGGTCGCCTTAGCCAAGCTGGCCGAACAGTTCGCCATCACTCGTGACAACAAGACAGCGACTGAACTGCTCGATCAAACGTCGTCTGAGTTCCACCAGGGCTTCATCCAGGCGTATTTCGATGCAGATGGCACTGTCAATCGGGGTCAAGCAAGTGGTGCTGGTCGATGCCTATCCGTGACGAGTGTGAATCTGTGCAATCTGGAGCTGCTGCAACGGATGCTGCTACGGTTTGGAATTCGAGCCCGCATTTGGAAGAATCGCTACAACGGCGACAAAAAAATGATGCCGGATGGCAAGGGAGGCAAACGTCTATACCAGACCCAACTGGCTTCCCGACTGGATATCTCCAGCCAGATCGACCTTCGCCGCTTCCATGACCTGATCGGATTCTCGCTGCCTGAAAAGCAGGAGAAACTGGAACAACTGCTGGCCAGCTATGGGCGAAGGGCGGCGTATTACAAACCCTTTGAGGCGACGGTTCAAGCCGTAACTGCTTGTGGGGTGGAAGAAGTTTTTGACTGCACCATCCCAGGCGTCCACGAATTTGACGCCAATGGCCTACGCGCCCACAACTGTTTGGAGGTGAACTTACCTCACAAAGGCACGTGTCTCTTAAGCCACGTGAATCTGGGGGCGGTAACGGTCGCGGAAATCCCCCAGGCGTTCACCGAAGGGATGCAATTCCTGTGCCAGCTCCATTCCAAAACAGGTGTTGGTGATTCGGGCATTTATCTGAGCCCCGAACAGGACAAACAGGTGGGGCTGGGTGTGCTGGGTCTGGCGAATCTGCTGGCAGCGGAGGGCGTCTCCTACAAGGAGTTCGTCGAGGCATTGGAAGGATCGAATACCAACGAGGTGGCTGTGGGACTGCGTAGTGCGCTCAAGGCAGGGTTCGCGTCGGCAGCAGCGGTCGCTAAGGCCCACGGCATGGAACGGGCATTCGCCATCGCGCCTACTGCCACATGCTCCTACCAGTACAAGGACCGTCGCGGCTATACGACCTGTCCCGAGATTTCGCCGCCGATTGGCCGCAGCGTGGACCGCGATAGCACCACCTTTGGTGTGGCCTCCTATGACTATCCACCAAATGTGGAGGTCGCCGAGGAGGTGGGCTGGGATGTGTACTTCCGGCTGCAATGTGAGTTCCAACGTTTGATGGATGAAACAGGGCTGGCCCATGCCATGTCCACCAACTGGTGGAGCGACATGGTCCAGTGCGACCGCGACTTCATCAAACGTTTTCTGGATAGCCCGCTTAAGTCCCTGTACTACTCCCTACAGGTCATGCAGGGCACCCAGGACAAAAGTGAGCTGCTGGGTGGCGACGAGATCGATTACTCGATTCTGGGGCTGGATGTGTTCCCGCCCATCGGTCAGTCGCTGCCGGATGCAACCGATTTCAGCGCACCCTGTGTGGGTTGCGCCGAATAGCCCCACTTCTCACCCAATACAGGAGATTGAACGATGCCTGCACAGTTCTACGAGAACCTGTTGGCCAAGAAACGCGCTTGGAGCCCCGTGGAGCCGGTGTATTCGCCGGTCGTGGATGGCGCTGAGGATGTGATCGCCCGCGCCCTGGCGTTGCGGGTGCTGGAGATTCCCGTCGGTGAGTTCATCACCGAAGCGACGCAGCGGGATCTGCCGCCGGGGGCGCGACCTCTGCTGGAATCGAACGTCCTCGACGAGGAACGGCATGATCGTGCTCTGGAGCTGGTGGCGCAATCGTTTGGGGATCGCCTGCCGGATTACTCCGTAGAAGCGCAACGCATCCGTCAGGCGTGGCTGGATGAGGACGCGCATCCGGTACTGAAGGCTCTGGTGCTGGAGCGTAGTTTGTTTTTCGTGGTTTTGCCTTTGTTCCGATTCCTGGGGAACTCGGGCCTGAGAACCACTTCGTCGGATATCTCCCGCGATGAGGTGATCCACACCGGGGGCCACTCGGCGGTTTGCGCCGAGCTGGGAGTGGGGCTGACCAAACGTTTGGACGCCATGCGCAAGGCTACCGCCGCCTGGATGCTGGAAGGTCTGGATATCCGTGATGAACGGATCGGCCAGTATGGGGACCGTAACTTCTGGCTGCGTCAGAGCGACCGGCTGCTGTACGAAGGCAGGGCTCCCGAATTGGTTGAGACCAAACGCGCACGGATGCCCGCCTTCTTCGAGATGGACGCCCGCGATCTGCCCGCCTACGCTTAAGGCGATAACTCGCAACCAATAGCCCCACCACAACGGTGGGGTTTTTTCTTGCCCGCCGCTCAAGCGTGGTTATACTAGGTGCGTTGACTTTATTTGGTTACAACCATGCTGATTGGCGCAGAGCTAATTGCCAAAATCAAGGATCTGAACAAGGCGGGCGTTTCCAACCCTCGCGAACAGGCTGTTGCGTGTGGTTATGTGACCAAACAGGGTCGTGTAAAGCTGCATGCGTTTTATCATGCTGCGCTGGAGGCGAAGGGTCTGCGGGGTGATCGATCCACGATGGGTCGCGCCCCGTCCTGGCAGACCAAAGTCCAGAGCACTGGCAACCTGCTGCTGGGTCGTAACTATGTGCTGCAAGCGGGTGCTCAACCCGGCACGAAGTTCGCCATTGAGGTATCGAAGGGTCGCATTGTGCTGACCCCCGAACTGGAGGCTAGCTGATGCCCACCAAAGCCAAGAGCGGCATCAGCGGCAAGGTCATCCACGTCAGCCGCCCCAAGCGCAGCCGCCAGGGACGCAGCCCCAACACCAGTCTGAGTGCCACATCACGCAATGGTCGCCGCAAGGCGTATCGAGGACAAGGGTCATGAGGTTCCTGATGGCGCTGATGGGGCTGGTGTGGACGTGGGTGGTGCGGCCTACATGCCACTACCCTGATGCCGTCGAGCATCTGGAGCGGTGCTACATAAAGCCTGCGGTGATGGGGCGGGACAACCATGCCCGCCCCTAGTGTGCCGGTCTGGAATCGGTCGCAGAGCCATGATTGGCGGACCCCGCCCGCCCTGTTTGAGGCACTGGATCGCCAGTACCACTTCACGGTCGATGCCGCTGCGGATGCAGACAATGCTCTCTGCTCCCACTACTGGACCGAGGCAGATAACGCCCTGGTCCAGTGCTGGGCGGGGGAGCGGGTTTTCTGCAATCCGCCCTATGGGCGGGTGATGCCCCAATTCGTGGAGAAAGCGTTTCACGAGTGGCAGCGGAACTACGTCACCAGCGTGCTGTTGATTCCGGCGCGAGTGGATACCCGAATCTGGCAGGAGGTGGTGCTGCCGAGTGCGTCCATCACCTTCCTGAAGGGACGCCTGCGGTTTCGCAACGCCCAAGGCCAAGAGGGCGATCCAGCACCATTTCCCTCGGCGGTAGTGGTTTTTGATGGTTGGAAATCGGCATGGAACAAACACTAGATAAATTCGAGGTCTGCCGCCAGGGGCACTATTTTTCGATCCGCTTCCAGTACAAAGGCCAGTCCCACCAGACGCATAAATGGCTCTCCCAGGAGCAGGCTGAAGCCCAGGCGCGACTGATGGCGCGTAGTCTGGGTGCGTCCGCCGCAGTATTTGAACAGACCCTGCCAGCCCAAAAGCCGCTGCTGGTTGAGGGATCAACCGACCATATGCTGGTGACACAATTGCGGGCACTGGCACTGCGGTTCCGTATTCGGGGTGCCGGTCGCATGCGCCGCCATCAACTGGTTGAGGTGTTGAAGCCGTTGCTGGAGCAGACGCCCGTTGGAGAACTCGAATGACCGAGGAAGTTCTGCACGTCTTCGCCCAGTGGTGGAACACCCAGGGGCGCTATTTGCCGCCTGACATTTCGGCCAATGAGGTGGCGATGCGGGCGTTTGCCGCCGGATGGTGGGAAGCGGTCCGCCAGGGTGTCGAGGATAAGCCCCATGCCTAATCTGGCGTTGATTGCGATGTTGGTGTTGGTTGCCAGCTTGCTTTGGATCTGGTGGTTGTGGGAGGAGCGATAGTGCGGATTGTAGGAATAGCCTCCTCTGTAGATGGGTGTGGCAAGAGCACCCTGGCTCATCATCTGGCGTCGTTGACGCTGCTCAATCCTGCGGTGGTTCCGTTTGCGCGGGCGCTGAAGGGAGAGCTGTACACGGCGCTCGTAAGGGATGCTATCGCCCACCAGCTCGATACCAGCCACATCCCCCAAGCCTTGCTGGAAAAGCCCACGCCGGAATGGGCGCGGGCGCTATTGCGGGCCTGGGGGGACTATAAGCGCCACCTTGAGCCTGACTACTGGGTGAAGCGATGGAACCAGCGAGTGGATGAGCTGGAGCCCCAGGTGGAGCTGGTTCTGGTCGATGACGTTCGTTACCGCAACGAGGCCGAAGCCATCCAGTCACGAGGTGGCACTCTGGTGTTTCTGGATGATTTGAGCGTTCCTGACCACCAGATGCGGCATGAGTTGGTGGATGTCCGCCAAATGGCGGATGTAGGATTCGTGGTTAATCGCGAAGGACGCTGGGCCAATCCCGTTGAGGTGATGGAGGTGCTGGGGCTGTGAGGAAAGTCCCACTCTGGCAGTTGGCCTCCGAGGCACTGGACAACCTGATCGTGCGCCACGACTTTACCCAGATGGAGCTGGTGTTTGAGGTCCAAATCATTGCGGCTGCGCTGGAACGTCTGAAGGAGCTGGAGCAGCAATGCCAAACAAGCTGATCCGCTACCTGGGCGAACTCCCCGAGGGCTCCTGGGATCCAGCGATGTTCAGCCACCGTAGGCTCACATCGCTGGGGCGGCGGATGTTGCGCGAGAACGAGGTTTTCGACGTTGGAATGGATGATGGGGACTTCCCCCAGACGGCAGATGTAGCAGAGCAGGCCAGGGGGATGTTTGACACGGCCATGCCCCGCTGGCGGCATGCTCGGGAGACAGGAGGTGGTGTCCTGGCGGGTAAGGGGTCAGTCTCAGCCCATAACGACGGCACGCCGGGGTGGAGCGTCTTCACCCTGACTTGGCTGAAGGAACTGGAGTCTGCTTCCCTGCAAGTTGGAGCAGAGCATCTGCGACTGGAGCCAGGGAGCGTCATCGCGTTTCGGGCAGGGGTCGTACACTCCTGGGTGTGTCACTGCCCCTGGACGGCAGTGTTCATGGATTTGGATCCGGTGGTCACAGCCTGATCGAGGGGAGCTTGTCGGATCACCCGTTAGCGACAAGCTCGGTTGCGGCTCACGGCTGGCTTTCTTTCTTCAGTTCCGCTTCCTTCCATTTCGCTCCAGCCTCCCAGGCTCTCTGCGCCACTTCAATGTACGGCGGCGGATAACCCAGGAAGCAGTCGGTCGGCTCTTTCCAGCTTCGGACGTACTTGCTGTACCAACGGACGAAGGCGTGGGTTTGGGTCATCGGGGCTGATATGAGTGACCCGCCGGTTTGGGGATGCAAGCATAGCCCTGGCGGGTCTGTATGGACATTGTACGAACAATATTCACACGTTCAAAACGGTTGCTGACACGTCAATAACGTCGCTCTCGTTTCTGTCCAACCACTCTTGCAGGGCCGCTAGAACCACCTTCTCAACCAGTTGGTTGTCACGTTGGGCTATTTGGGTGAGTCGCGCTAGCACGTCCGCCGGAACCGGAACGACAGTCTTGGGTGGGCGCGGAGGGCGTTCCGCCTTCGGGGGCAGTAGCTCCTGGCGTAGTTGCTCCACCTCGCGGCGCTTCATGGCGGGATTGATGCGACCCTGGGCGACGGCAACCTCGAACTGGTCGGGGTGGGACTGATGCAGCACTGCCAGGGCATACAGGCAGTCAGTCTGGGGCGGCAGAATTCCGGTCTTACTAAGACCGGAATTTTCGTCGGTCTTGCCGAACGCCCCATAGATGGCCTTCATCTTGTCGGCGTGGCGTCGCGTAATCCCCAGGTTGTCCTGACACCACTGCTCCCAAGACCGGCCCCACCGCTGGGCATGGACGCTATAGGCGTCGTGGGCCTGCTGGATGCGGCGACCCCATTCCACAACCGCAGCAGCGGCCTGTCCTCGGGCCTGATTGCAGTAGTCGGCCCAAACCTGGGGGTCTGCGTCAGAGCGAGGCACGACTGTGGTTATCGTGCTGTCGTCGCGGATCTGTTCGGCTTGTCGTTGGGCGTCCTGGGGGCTGCGCTTGGCTCCCGCAGAGGGGACGAAGCTACGCTTGGCCATTCAACCAGCTCCACACTTGTTGGACTTCTGCGGCGGCTGCGCTGGAGGGGTCGAATTCTATTGCGGTCTGGCCTTGTGCCCAGGCGTGGTAGTGGGCGGCGCGTTCCCGCATAACGATGGGGCATACTGTCGCCCCCAACAACTGGATGTATTCCTGTAGGGGGTTGGGGTCACTGGAGGGGTGGACTCGGTTGATCAGCACCACTATGGGGGTGCCACTCTGCCGGGCACTGTGCAAGCTGGCGGGTAGGGCATCAATCTCGGGTTGGCGATCACCCGTCACCAGTACCACCAGATCCACAGCCTCCAGAGCCAGATGGACATTCCCAAGCAGCACACCGGGGGTGTCGATCACAGCCCGTGCATGCTGTTCCAGCAGCACCGGCACCCGTCCCAGTTGGGCACTCACCACCTCGGGCGAAGCTTCCCGCCGATCTCCCCAGTCGGTCGCGGTCAGTTGCGGGTCACAATCCACCAGCACAGCTCCAGATAACTGGGCCAGCGCCGCCGACAGGGTGCTTTTACCCACCCCACCCTTGCCAGAAAACACGGCGATATGACGTATGCTCATGGAAAAACTCTCGGTAGTTTGGAAACCCCTGCTTTCAAGCGGGGGAGGAAAAACGCCTCGGCGGCTTTAGCCGCTGTCACACCTGGAGCGGTAGAATGTGAGGAATGGAACGCGCCTTCCGCTATCGCTTCTACCCGACACCCGAGCAGGACGTTCTCCTGCGGCGGACGATGGGTTGCGTGCGCCTCGTCTACAACAAGGCGTTGGCGTTGCGCACGGAAGCTTGGTACGAGCGGCAGGAGCGGGTGGACTACAAACAGACCTCCGCTGTTCTGACGGCGTGGAAGAAGGAAGAAGACCTGTCCTTCCTCAACGAGGTCAGTTGCGTTCCGCTCCAACAGACGTTGCGGCACCTCCAGAAAGCGTTCAGCAACTTCTGGGCCAAGCGGACCGGTTACCCAACCTTCAAGAAGAAGCGGAATGGGGGCTCGGCTGAGTTCACCAAGTCGGCTTTTTCCTGGCGAGATGGGCAACTGTTCCTGGCCAAGAGCAAGGAGCCGTTGGCGATCCGCTGGTCCCGCCAGTTGCCCAAGGGTGCAGAACCCTCGACGGTGACGGTGAAGCTGGACCCGGCAGGCCGCTGGTTTGTGTCCCTGCTGGTGGATGACCCGACGATTGAGCCGCTGCCGCCCACGGATAAGACCGTTGGGCTGGATGCGGGCATCACGAGTCTGATCACCACCAGTGACGGCGAGAAGGTCGTTAACCCTCGCCACCTGGGCCGCAGACTGAAGCGACTGCGACTGTTGCAGCAGTCCCTCAGCCGTAAGGTGAAGGGCAGCAACAACCGCTATCGGGCTCGCCTGAAGGTCGCCCGATTGCAAGCCCGGATTGCGGACTCGCGCCGTGACCATCTGCACAAGCTGACCACCCGGCTGGTTCAGGAGAACCAACTGATCGCCGTGGAGACTCTGGCTGTGCGGAACATGGTGAAGAACCGCTCTCTGGCCCGCAGCATCTCCGACTGTGGATGGGGCGAACTCGTCCGCCAGTTGGAGTACAAGTGCGACTGGTATGGGCGAACCCTGGTCAAGATCGACCAGTGGTTTCCCAGCAGTAAGCGATGTGGCGACTGCGGGCACATCGTCGAGCGTCTGCCGTTGAGTGTTCGGGAGTGGGCCTGTCCCCAGTGCGGGGCCAAGCACGACCGGGACATCAATGCAGCGCAGAACATTCTTGCCGCCGGGCTGGCGGTGAAAGCGTCTGGAGCGGGTGTAAGACCTGATAGGCATAGCCTTGAGGGCAGCTGCAATGAAGGACGAAACTCTTGGAAGTGATTCTGAGAATCCCCCGTGCTTCAGCCGGGGGAGAAGTCAATGCGGCTCCTTTTTACAGCCCAAAGCCCTGGGGTGTGTGCAGCACCACCAGGGCACTCAATTGCATTTATTGTATTAGAAGTTTGCCCGAATGGACTCTGCCAGCACGTCGGCTTGAGGCCCGGCTGTCGCCAGAGTGGCACTATCGCCCCGACACCAGACAACTGCCCCCGTTGCACCATACGTTGCCCGAACTGACTTGCCGTTGTCTTGGATCTGGGTAGCGTTTAACGAGTAAAACGCTTGCTTGGCCCGTTGCAGACAAGGCAGTACACCATAGGGTGTCGGCAGGTTCCACAACACGATTGGGGGTGCGGAACCCATCAGTTCGTTGGGGCTCAAACCGTTTGCCATCAGGTTGGGTTGTGCCGCGAAGTCAGTGGGTGGAGCTTCAAACGTTTTGGGCACAGGCTTCCCTGACAGCATCGTCGCCAGAACCATCGACAGAAAATCCATCCGACCAAACCAAACCACACCCTATAGGGTGCCTGTTCAGATGCGGTTGGCCACAAAAAAAAAGCCCCACCCCGTCAGGAGTGGAGCTTTTTGCTCTGTCAGCTCAGAGCAGATTCGGCGAGTAGTAATACGCGACTCGATGGTTGTCGCCATCAGAGAACGCGAAGTGGATTCCTCGGAACTCATAGATTTCGGCGAACGGGTCTCCAACCAGTTCGCGGACGTGGGCGTCCTTGCGGTGCGGACAGTCGTAGCCCTGGGGGCACCAGACTGTCACGGGCACAGGCTCAGGACGGTAGTTGCCTAGGGCTCCGGGTTCGATCTGTTCGATGGCATGAATCCACCGTTTGGTCGGCTCCTCGATGAAGGTCAGATCCAGAACGGTGTAGCCACGGTCAAGTGCGACAGCAGTCATGGTCATGTTCTCGGTGATTAACTAGTCTTCCGCCCAGGGCGTAGACCCATAAAAGCGGTCGTCCGGGTATTCGTCCTCGGGGCCGGGCCAGTAGTCGGCACAGTACAGCCGTGTCAACCGTTCGTGTTCCTCGCGACTGATGCAGTCGTACTCGGAAGCGGGAGGCTCCAGGCGAAGTTCCATTTTCGTACCGTTGTTTGGTTTTGCTGGTAAGCCCAGCAGCCGGGGGCTGACCCCGGTGGTGAGCTTATTGGCCGATAGTCCAATCCAGTAGCGTTTGCCCCTTGTGTTGGGCCACCCGCAAAGAGGATTTGGTGTGGCAGTTCTCGCAGAACACAGTCATGGTTAACCCGTGCCGTCTGGCACTGGGGTTCCCCAGGAATCCGTCCGTCGAGGTCACCATCGTTTGCTCCAGGCAGTCGATGGATGCAACCAAGCCAGTCTGGGCATCTTCCTTGCGGTTATAAACAGTCACGTGTGTGACCGTCACATAACTGCTCTCGTTGCATGCAGGACACAGCAATACGTCTTGCGTGCCGAAGGGTTCAAGCTTGATTGCCATAGCTAGACTCTACTTACTATAAGTAGAGTTTAACCGATTCTGGTTGGTTTAGCAATCCGTCAAACGTTTGGCGACCTACTGGAACGTGCCCCTCAAAACGGGATCAGGGCATCAAGGTCTTGCTGGGTGATGCCACTGCGCTGGATAGCAGGACGCGCCAGCAGCTCCTCCGAAGAGTGGGGCTTGCCCTGGAACCAGAACTTCTCGTTTCGGTAAGTGATCTGGGACAGCATACCCTTGCAGGTGTTTAACGTGTTTTCCACGTCTAACGCTTCCTCGGGGGCATTGTTAGCACCACTTTTATCTGTGGGCTCGACAGGTTCTGCATCCTCAACCTGTGCCGTAGTCAGGTTGGGGTCGTTCGGGAACATCTGGGCTTCGGGTCGGGCATCTTTCGGGATAGCCCAATCCGCTGGGGTATGAACTGGGAGCGGGACAGGTTCCGGGGTTCGGCTCGGTTCGGATCTGCGTCCAGCCCGTGCGGATCTGTATGTGACTGAAGATGTCTCTGCTTGTGCGACAGCAGTGTCGGACCCTCCAGACACCCTGTCGGACCCATCCGACAGCTTTACGTTTTTGACGGCCTCATTCCAGTTGGGGCCGGGCCTGTAGCAGTAGCAGGCAGCAGCTCCCAG